CCGTAATAGGCCACTCGGGCAGTTGACTCGTATCTTCTATAAAATATACCCACCATTCATCTCCTGCTTCTAGTTCGGTAACTGCCCAACTTGGACCAGCAACACCCCAATATGTTGACGCACCAAAGTAAGGACCATTGTCTGGTACTAAACATTCATTAGAATTAGATACTGTCTCGGTAGCATTTAACATATCAGAAACTGTTAGTTTATTTGTACCATCTTTTTTGCGATACTCAATAATCCATTCAGTATCTGTATTGTCTGTTTTCCATTCAGCAATGTTAGTGTATAGGTTACCAACACCCGTTCCTGATGGACCTGTCTTGCCTGTTGGGTCAAATGCTATTGAGTTTTGACCGAAGAATAAAAAACATAAACACCCATCTGTTCCAGACAGATAGATTGAATCGTCATCAAAAGAACTCATTTTACCTTTAGCAATGAATACTTCGGCATCACCATTTAATATTCTAAGAGTATTACCACCAGTTGGATTTGTACTATATCCACCACCACCATTTACACCAGTGGCACTACCACCATCACTATAGGAACCTTTTGCTTGAATGTAAAATACATCAGTAGCATACTGCATCAGTTCATGTCTTTGAAAGATAACTTCGGCAGTAGTACCATCATAGTACCAAACACCGTTTGCTTCTGCACTCGCACCATCTACCTTTGTAAAGAACTGTGAAACTCTTGGTGCAGCACCTTCAAATTTTACATAAGGTTCTACTGCCATATTAGTTTACTACCTCGATATAAAAGTCACCAGTTGCAGCAGATGATATCCAAGAAGCGTCTGGACCACCAGTTCCGCCTGTCACTGTAACCGTAGGACCAATACCAGATCCAGTAGGACCAGTAGAACCAGCGGGACCATTGCCGCCAGTGGGTCCAGTGGGTCCAGTAACACCACCACCACCAGCAGTGTTTTGGAATGTTCCATCAGCGAAGGTGATACCACCCCCCGATGCCATCGAGATACCTGCGAGGTAGTATAGTGCATTTCCAGATAACACTTCATAGGCATTGGGAATGTGAAATCGCGTGGTATAGAGTGTAGCGAGACTACTATCTTGAATCACTAGTCTATTCGCACCACTCTGTCGTAATTTTATTTGTCCACCATCATAGGCATTCAGGATACCAGTATAATTCAAATCACCACCAGCAGTAATACCACCATCACTCGAAACACCAGCGACATGAACTATGGCGGTTGGATCTATACCTAGAGTAGATCCAGCGAGTGTCATACCTGCACCAGCAGTTATTGTAGATCCAGTAGGAGCAGTCGATTGGAAGGTTCCATCTGGGAAAGTGATTCCACCTGCGTCAAGAGAGATACCAGTTCCAGCGTGAACATATGTTGATGCTTTGACATATGTTCCTGCTTTAACAAAACCATTGTCTGCGTTAAATCCACTAGTAGTAATTGTTGCGTTGACTTGAGTGTTGCCGTTGGTCACTCTCCATGTGAAGTTACCATCAGTAAACCCATATTTAGAGTTTACATTACCTGAACTCTGAACCATAGCACCATAATTAATAAAATTACCACCAGCAGTAATTCCACCATCACTAGAGATACCAGCAACATGAACTATGGCGGTTGGATCTATACCCAGAGTATGACCGACACCAGCAACGGTTGTTGATAATGTCATACCAGCACCAGCAGCAAGAGTAGTACCACCACCACCACCTGCACCATCTTGACCAGCAGGTCCAGTTGGACCAGTAACACCATCAATACCAGAAATCTGCAACCAACCTAAAGTAGTTCCGTCAAAGACATTTGCGTAGTATAAACCAGTATCATTCTCATACCAGAAGTCTCCTGTTGCAGAACCCACAGGAGCAGTATTACCTGCGGTGTAACCAACGGAAGTACCATCAGAACCATCGGCACCAGTAGGACCAGTGGGACCAGTGGGACCAGTAACACCATCAGAACCATCGGCACCAGTAGGACCAGTGGGACCAGTTCCGCCACCAGCAGTATCTTGATAAGTTTCATCAGGGAAGGTGATACCTTTACCCAGCGTGATACCAGAACTTGCCGTCACTAGTCCAGCAAGAGTACTTGCACTCCCTATCGAAATACTACCACCAGAGTAAAGTAAAGTAGGTGTTATTAAAGTGGAGAAGTTACCGCCGGGATTAAATCCGATTGTTCCCGCTCCCGCGCCTCCTCGATCCATTTCTATAAATGACGCCGCGCCGACTGCTCCGAAAACATCAGTTGAAATTCTGCCAGATGCGGTAATACCACCATCACTAGAAATACCAGCGACATGAACTACGGCGGTTGGATCTATACCTAGAGTAGATCCAGTTAGGACCATACCTGCACCAGCAGTTACACCAGATCCAGATGCGGCACTTGATTGGAAGGTTCCATCAGGGAAGGTAATGCCAAGGGCATCCATTGAGATACCCTGTTTTGCATGGAAAAGTTCGTCTGCCTGAAGTTTTACATAAGCAATAACACCACCAGACTCAACCTTCATTCTGGACTGTCCGCTAGTGTTCACATAAAAGTTATTGAGTCCACCATCTAGTATTATACCAGTAGTAGGATTACCTGCACCACCAAGTATTTTAGTGGCATTCACGATACCGTCAAAAGTAGCACCACCATCACTAGAGATACCAGCGACATGAACTACGGCGGTTGGATCAATACCTAGAGTAGATCCAGCGAGTGTCATACCTGCACCAGCGACTATTTCAGATCCACTAGCGGCACTTGATTGGAAGGTTCCATCAGGGAAGGTAATGCCAAGGGCATCCATTGAGATACCTGCTCTTGCATGAATCAAGTTTGGTGTATCGTTTGCACGACCAGCACCGAGAACAAGAAGTGTTCCCGTAGAGGCATGAACTCTACCCACACGACCGAGGTTCTGAATCAGATCAGTTGCACCAGAAGGTCTTGCGGCGGTAATCCCACCACCAACTCCAACATACACAGTATCGTTTGCGGTAAATCCTGATGTATCTGCGTCTCGAACAAGACCAGTGACAACCATGTAACCTTCGTCGTTCGTGGAGAATGCTCCAGTGACAATACCAGCAGCGGGCATCTTCGCTGAATCAGATGCGTCTGCCTTTCCGACTGTTACGCGATCGGATGCACCGACATTTCCTGTGATGTAAACTGGATCCAATGCTGCAAGTGCTTCGTCTGCTTTGATTGCCTTGAGAAGTTTACCTTCGATGTCTGCTTCTAGGTGAGGATGGTTTGTGTCCTGAGCAAAGAGAACCGAGTTGTCACCAGAGAATCCAGTACCATCGTGGTAGAGAACTTGATTAGTTGCGGCACCGTTGAAGTCAACCGACATGGTGTACCCAACACCTGCAACGATTGACGATAAGATTACTCCGTTACCAGCAGCAAGGGTAGCACCACCACCACCTGCACCATCTTGACCAGCAGGGCCAGTGGCCCCAGTAGTTCCGGGACGACCACTAACCTGCAACCATGCTAGTGTAGATCCATCATAGACATTTGCATAGTATAATCCAGTATCGTTTTCGTACCAGAAGTCTCCGGTATTAGAACCAGATGGTGCGGTATTTCCTGATGTGAAACCAACGGAAGTACCATCAGAGCCATCGTCACCAGTAGGACCAGTAACACCATCAGAACCGGCACCAGTGGGACCAGTGGGACCAGTAACACCATCAGAACCATCGGCACCAGTAGGACCAGTGTTACCCTTAGTTCCTTGATCACCAGTAGGACCAGTGTTACCAGTAGGACCATCGGCACCAGTAGGACCAGTAACACCATCAGAACCATCAGAACCATCGGCACCAGTGGGACCAGTGGGACCAGTAACACCATCAGAACCGGCAGAACCATCGGCACCAGTGGGACCAGTGGGACCAGTGGGTCCATCGGAACCATCGGCACCAGTGGGTCCAGTAACACCATCAGAACCATCGGCACCAGTAGGACCAGTAACACCATCAGAACCATCGGCACCAGTGGGTCCAGTAACACCATTAGAACCATCAGCACCAGTGGGCCCAGTCGGACCTTCTAGATCATTAGGTGTGAGGTTCTTGATTGTTACTTGACCACCCATACCACTGTGGTATTGACATCTGTAGTATAGAGTATCAGGTGCATCATAAGGAACAGTAAATGTTATATCACCACTATCTGCTCCCGCATTTACAACTCCCGTGGTGTATAGATTACCAGAATCGTAGGCACCACCATTGTCGGTGGTTTGTAGGTGGAATGGATGTCCACTTACACTTCCTGCAAGTGAGAAAATATATTTCTGACCACGGAGAAGATAAATCGTATCTTGTTGAACAGTGTCGATAAAGTATTTGTTACCAGAGCCGGGATTACTTACAGTAACATCATAGGTTTTTGCTATAACTTGTTCACCCGTGGCACCAGTAGGACCAGTAACACCATCAGAACCATCGGCACCAGTAGGACCAGTAGGACCAGTAACACCATCAGAACCATCGGCACCAGTAGGACCAGTGTTACCCTTAGTTCCTTGATCACCAGTAGGACCAGTGTTACCAGTAGGACCATCAGAACCATCGGCACCAGTAGGACCAGTGTTACCCTTAGTTCCTTGATCACCAGTAGGACCAGTGTTACCAGTAGGACCATCGGCACCAGTAGGACCAGTAACACCATCAGAACCATCAGAACCATCGGCACCAGTAGGACCAGTAACACCATCAGAACCATCGGCACCAGTAGGACCAGTAACACCATCAGAACCATCGGCACCAGTAGGACCAGTGTTACCCTTAGTTCCTTGATCACCAGTAGGACCAGTGTTACCAGTAGGACCAGCACCAGTGGCACCAGTTGCACCAACAGGACCAGTTGCACCACCACCCGCACCAGATCCTAGTTCTTGCCAAGCGGTTCCATCGAACCCATAGAACTTAGAGTCACCCTCATTGAATACGATCGTACCATCTTGCTTGTTACTTGCATCCAAGAAAATCTCAAAAGCAGTTCCATTATATCGAACAATATCATTGTCCCCAACACCAGTAATCGTGCCGAAGTTTACATTCAGAGCGGACACATCTTCTAGGATGTATTTGTTATCTGTTGTTAGGCCTGGATTGAGAGTAGCATCTTCTTGGATTCCCTGAACCTTGAAGTTAACATCACCAGAATCAACCATGAAGAAGAAGTCACCACTGGTTGCGTCTCTATTCTGTTGTTTTAGAATGTCGATTAAGGTAATAGGCATTAGGAAACCACCACTTCTGTTGATCCAAGACTTGCATTATCTGATCTGTAGATGAAATATGTTTCGGAGAATCCAGCACTGTTAGTATGTGCAGTTGCACCACCATGAAGTTTACTGAATCCGCCCGCAAATCCACCCACCGTGAAACTAGCATCTCCATAACTTGATGGATATGCATAATATATGTATTCACCCGCACCTGCGTTAACCGAGAAACTATAACTTCTATTGTTATCTAAGTTTGAACTCAGTGATGACAAGTCTGGACCAGTTAACCCAGCGTTACTCGAAACACCATAGTAGTTGTTATTTCTGAAAGTTATACTATCGGTTGATGTCGCAAAACTTCCATCACTACCCGTCGCACCCAGAGTGAATGTTACACTACTATTCTTACTTGCAGGGAATGCTATATTATTAGATGCGACTGATGCAGATCCACTCGACAGATCCACAGGGAATCCAGAGTCGGAAGATGCATTGGTTGTTACATCGGCATCAGCAACCGAAATACTGCCGGGAGTTTGGTATGTTGCAGACAAACTTCTACCAGTGAGACTGTAGTTGCCAGTGCCAATCAGTGCAGTCGAACTACCAGAGATACTGAACGAGTTGATACCAAAGACAAACTCGGAGTCTAGGAAAATATCTTGGGCACGAATGTAATCAAAAGTAACTCCACCATCTTCGAGCAAGACTGGGAACTTTCTACCCCCACCACTCACGGTGTTGATATTATCAAAGTTGATACTATGATCGAGTGAAGTTCCTGTTGCGAATGTGGTATCAAAGAGTCCGTCTCCTGTAGCACCAGTTGCTCCTGTAACACCAGCGGCGCCAGTTGCTCCTGTAGCACCAGTTGCTCCTGTAACACCAGCGGCGCCAGTTGCTCCTGTAGCACCAGCGGCGCCAGTTGCTCCTGTAGCACCAGCGGCGCCAGTTGCTCCTGTAGCACCAGTTGCTCCAATAGAACCATCTTCACCAGTAGGACCAGTATTACCAATAGGACCATCTTCACCAGTAGGACCAGTCACACCAGTAGGACCAGCAACAGTAGAAGCGGCACCAGTAGGACCAGTGTTACCAGTAGGTCCAATAGAACCATCTTCACCAGTAGGACCAGTGTTACCAATAGGACCAGTCACACCAGTAGGACCATCTTCACCAGTAGGACCAGTCACACCAGTAGGACCAGCAACAGTAGAAGCGGCACCAGTAGGACCAGTGTTACCAGTAGGTCCAATAGAACCATCTTCACCAGTAGGACCAGTTACACCAATAGGACCAGTCACACCAGTAGGACCAGTCACACCAGTAGGACCAGCAACAGTAGAAGCGGCACCAGTAGGACCAGTTACACCAATAGGTCCAATAGAACCATCTTCACCAGTAGGACCAGTGTTACCAATAGGACCAGTCACACCAGTAGGACCAGTCACACCTGTGGCACCTGTGGCACCTGTTGAACCAGTGACACCCACATCACCAATAAGGCCTTGTGGACCTTGTGCGCCTACTCCCGATGCTTGTAGAATTTTCACAATCGCAGGCAAGTTTTGTTGACCATTAGGGGAAACTCCCCCTCCAACAGAAATTGCATTGGTACTACTAGTGATGACATTGACGCGAGTCGCTGTCTCATCAACGTTTGTACTACTTGTGATAACTCTAACTTGGGGCATTATCTAGTTACCTCAGCACGAACTTCAAAGCGGCCTTGTAATACTCTAGTGACAACCTCGCCGGCGATTAACTCAATGTCATATAAGTGTCTACCAGAAGGACAGTTTTTCATAGTTTCGGCATCAATGCTAACATAAACTCCACCAGTTGCACCTGTAGCACCTGTGAGTCCTCCATTGGAGGCGTTTAATAACATACCACCTGATCCCACAACACCATCTGGTTCTGTATAAGATCCTGTTGTACCACCACCCTTAACCACACCAGAAGACGTATCTCCTGTTATACCAATCAAAATATCGGTAGCATAAGAAGAACGACGAACCTGCATTCTTCCTTGATATGAGTCTAGATCAATTGCTTCTTCACTATTAGTTTCATACAAAAAATAGAGAACATAGTTCGCACCTTGATCTGCTAAGATGTTAAATTGTCCAGCAGCCATATACTTCTCCTATTATATTGTATATATGCTTTTAGGATCGAGCCTTTTTCTTCTTCTTGTACGTTTTGGTCTTGATTTTAGGAGGATTAACCGACGCTTTCTTCTGTTGCTTCTCCCATTCGGCTCTTTGATTCCTGATTTCCTTGACCTTTTCTTCGTAAAAAGGAAGATTACTCTTGATTCTTTCCATTTGATCAGCAGGAGCCTTGTTTTCCTTGAGGAGTCTTAGAGTTGCTTCGTATCCCTCTTCAAATCTGAACATATAGAAAGCGGTAGCAGATAGTTCGTCCAACGCTCTCCAATGATAGCAGTCCTCTGATACGAAAAGAATATCTTGGGGAGGAACTTGTAAGTCTACCGCCATCTTCGCATAGATGTATGCTGTTCTTGGACGATTATTCATACGATACAATCGTGATAGTTCTACCAGAGGCTCAGCACGGATTGGTCTATATTCAAATGACTGTAAGAGATGCTCTGTAACTTCATTGAAAGGTTTGTTTTGAATACCAGCGATCATCGCTCTTCTGAATAGTGAATAGAAGCACTCCTCTTCCCATCCACCCATCTCTACCCTCTTACCATAAGCCTCAAACGACTTCTCCCACTGCTGCGAATCAAAGTAAGATTGAGCGAGGTAGAATTGATACCGTTCGTTTGTTGGTTCGTAGTTTGGATCATCTGGATTGGTAAGAGCAGACAACAGAACTTCTGCGTCTCTACTATACTTTTCTTGTGGTGTGATTCCTACGTTGCGATTGCCCTCGGTTCTGGCGATAACGAAATAGTTACCATTAATTTTATCAACTCTTGTTTGTTCTTTTGGTTTGGCTGGACAGTGGGCATACTCATGAAGCACTCCCTTATACTCCCAACCAATACCCAACTTGAAGATTTGATTCCTCCACCACATAAACTCAGGACGACCAAGACGAATTGAATACGAGTCCGCATCCATCTTTGAGGGATACCTAAAATCACCATCGATGTAGTCATCTGCATCAATCATCCATGCATATTCGGCATCGCTACTCTCTGCGTTTCTTAATGCTTCTGTTCTTGAAGGACCAAAACCTTTCCAGTCAGACTGATGAACAGTGCCAGGAACACCCAACTCATCCATTGTCTTCTTGATTAGATCTTGTGTTCCATCTGTAGAACCAGTATCAGTAATATCATATCGATCGACATACTTTGACATCGATCGAAGACACTCTTCGATAATATGAGTCTCATCTTTTACGATCATACACAGGGTCACTTTTGGTCGGCTCATGATAAATCCTTAATCCATTCTTGTAAATTCACTTGTGGTTCCCAACCCAACTCTTTGATCTTCTCGATCATTGCTTGGGTGGCAAACACTTCTCCACTTCTCTCATTTATGTAGGTGATATTTTCTGAGATCATATTTGCGATCTCTTTGATCGAGTAACTCACACCAGATCCAACATTATACACTCTGGACGGTGTGGTATTCTTCTCGGCAACTAGTATGTTCGCATCAACCACATCAGAAACATTAACGAAGTCTCTTCTCTGTTTACCCTCACCAGTCACAGTGAGTGGCAATCCTTCTTTATTCTGCTTCATGAAGACGCCCAACACTGGAGCATACTGTCCTGTTGTGTGCTGTCGATTTCCATAGACATTGAAGTAACGCAGGATCGTGGTGTGCAATCCGTACAGTTTAGAATACATCCTACACAGATCTTCACCAGCGTACTTAGATGATGCGTATGGATTTAGTGTTGGGCAGAGTTTAGAACCTTCACTCTGTACCATGTGATCACATTCGTACACTGCCGAGGTAGATGAAAATACAAAGTTTTTCACATTGTTATTTCTTGCTGCCTCTAACAATGTAGCAGTTCCAATCACATTCGTTTCATAGCAATCAATGGGATTTAGTATAGCATCCTGAATCCTAACATCAGCAGCCATATGAAACACATAGTCTATGTCTTTCATTATTACATTGACTAAATCAAAATCACAAATATCACCAACCCAATTCTTGGCTGACTCATTCCAATACGCAATAGTACTACCATTTATGTCTAGGCAAGTAACAGCATGACCCTGATCAATCAGACGATCTACTAAGTTACTTCCTATGAAACCTGCTCCACCTGTTACTAACACTCTCACTTGAAGAAGACCTCAATACAAATAACATTTTTATCATTAATCATTATCATACTACCGTCAGATCTTTCTAACTTAGTAAACTGTCCTTGCTTAATATTATCAGTTACTATGTCAGTGAATGTTCTCTTTTCTCCACCCATAAAATGAATTATCTGGGTGCATGTTTTTCCATTACTTGAAATAGTAGACTTAGTTTCTGTTTTCATACCGTTCAACATTTTCTTCTCTCCATCTCATAGGATTATCAGTGCATACTCCAGCAACATTTATTTTATTTGGAATGGATTGACCATGATCTACCATGATGCCACCTTCAATTTCATGGCCAGGAAAACACCAAATATATCCCCTACTAGTTAAGGTCATTTGATCGGTTTCATGCCAGAACCAATGAATATCCTTTTCATTCCTTAGTAAATTAACCACCTCTTTATTTTTAGCGTGGACCCACACTCCAGATTGTTTTAAAAAATTCAAATCTATTCTGTAGTTAGGTTGATCGTGACCTAACCATAGATCAGTTTCACACAACCAGACATCCACTTCTACGTCAAAACCTTTTTGTAAAACTTCAATGACTTGTTTGGGGTGGTTTTCTGTTTCAGAATTCGCTCCATTAGTGTTTGCTCTGTGTGATATAATCATCATCTAGACTGCGCCCTTTCTGAGTATTCTTTACCCCATAACATATTATGATATTCAAAATTGTTCTCCAAAATGCTTTCAGTGTCAAGAGTTTCCCAATATGGATCTAAGAAAACCCACTTCATTTTTTCTATCGTAGTATATCTAAGTTGGTCGTGACAAGCAAGTGTATTTTGAAAATTATCCATTCCATTTAAAGTATCATCCCACTTTAATATATTCCAGCCCTCAAGAAACACATCAATATCCCCGTACATACAAAGATCTCCAATGACAAAGGGGGTGCTTGGATGTGTTGTTACTAAAAACTTTTTATTGCCTAAAAGTGAATCATAATATGAGTGAACACCACTACATGCAAAAATACAATCTGCTCTTTGTTTTAAAACTCGTTCAAATCCTTGTTTCTTGGCAAACTCCAAACCTTCTCTCACACATTTTGGATGACCGTAACCAACTTCACCTGTTCGTATAGTATCTGACCACAAAACTTTATCACAATATTTTGTCGCATTTTTTGGAAACATGCCGTGACCAGATAAAATAATAAACGAGTCTGGATTGTGACGACGAAAATGCTTTAAGGCAAACGTCATAAGATCCTTTTTATAATCCTGATCAACCCATATATGTGAAAACAAAGCACATTCAGAACTCATATTCAAACCTCTCAATATCTTGTGCATATAACATCTTAATTACATTTTTTGTATTACTGTTATACATCTCTTTGTGTCTGCTTTTAGGTCTTGATGATGTTCTGTGATGACCTATTTTTAGCGACACTCCTATCTTTTCAGATAGTATTGACATGTCTTCCCGTAAATTTTCATGTTTACCAATAAAATCTAAATCTCTCTTTGGTGATACAGTAAAATACACAGCAGGAAAAAAGTGAATAGATTCATGAGTGGGTATTTTCTGTAACATATCGGGAAGGATCGTACTAACAAATTGATCAAAATCTTCGGCTGGTGTCTGTAGAAAAGGATCAAAGAAAGCAGATACTACCCTATCCCACGGATTCCTCACAAATGAAAAACCAAATATGTCTTTGTGGGGGGTGTTCTCAAGAAAATCGTTCCATGTTATGTGATGTTCAAGTGGCAGAGGATCAGTACGATCTATCAGGTTGTAGTGATCCTTAAACCAAACATGAATGGAACTACCAGCACATTTTGGAGTGTGAATAAAAACAAATTTGTTTTCTGGTTCATTAAACACCATATTCCCCCATATCGACTGTGGGATCGTCGCAATCTATAACTTGAGTAGAGTTGGTTATCTTCCAACTAAAGGGAAAATCTGGACTTCGCCAATCAAGTTTCATGTGTTTCCAATGTACATGATAATCACCGAGAAGATTAATGTCTACAACAGAAAAAACTTCGGTCCATTTATTCCATTTAATATTATTTGCTGATAGATAAGAACAACATAGGACTTGTTCAGGAGATGTGTTAAAATTACAAACACTTAGGCCAAAAATAACTGCCTGTGACTGGTCAACATACATAAAATTTAGTCGTGAACTAGGAAAAAATGTATACTCTTTAATCATCCAAGTATATGTTTTCATCAGGTTTTCTGTTTTACCACAGAATACATGATCCCCAATATGAAACAAGTATTCAGATATGGGTTTATAAAATATGTTTCCAGTCGGACACGACCAGTCACCTAATTCAAGATGAGCATCAATCAACGGATCAAAATTTCCAAATCGCTCATCACTTCTTTGCTTAACAGTTATCTCTCCAGTTGCATTTTGCAGACCTAAAAAGGTAGAAATAATCGCATACCAAAAGGTAGTATCCTCGGGCATAGCCTGATTTGTAGGTGCATATGGTTTTGACTCATCTATCTTTATTGATGTGGGTAACTCCATATCAGTCCACCAATCATGAACCTCGAACTCGGTGTCTGTTGGATCTATCTTATATTTCATATCAGGAAGGGGACTACGAACAAAAACAACATGGTCGTGTTGCTCAAGCATTTCCAAGTAACCTTTGATTCGTTCGTCGATTTTATCATCTACCCAATGAGAGATAATGATCTGGTCAAACTTATTGATATGGTCGTCCTCGAAAATGCTACCGAGAGACGTATGACATAGTGGTCCTTGAATCAGAAGTGTTTTTGTTTTCATCGTGAAAGGTTCATATAGTATGGTTTAGGTGAGTAGATAAATTCTTTGAATTCTTCGTCTAAGTTGTCAACGGTAGGCCATGTCTTTTCGATATTTTCAAAACCTGATAGATGAATCTTATCGTCATGCGCCCAGTGTGACCAACCCAACCAGTCATAGTCTTTGTCTCTGCCGGCGCCGACTAGTTTGACTGGAATCTCGTCTCGCTCTAGGTAATTACGAATGAACTCGAATGGTCTGTATATTGTGAATGGTGTCATAGAATAAGCGACAGGGATTTTTCCCTGCAAAGCCATACCCACCGACGCACCCACCATTAGTTGTTCTGCGGCACCAACATTGATAAACCTATCGGGATAGGTTAGTCGGAGTTGATCAAAGTGTTTCCACCCCAGATCACCAACGACCAAAACGATTCTATCGTCTAGAGTCATTTCATCATATAGCAATTGTGTAAATCTTTTACGAACGCTCACCGTCTATCTCCTTCACTCCAAGTTCATACTGTTCTTTATTGAGTTTCATGTAATGGGCATCGATGCCTTTGAGAAAGGTAAACATTGCAACCTTCGTTCGGTGGAACTTGATTGAAGGCAAAAATGCTTTGCATCTTCTCTCCAGATAATCGACATCAACAGGATCATAGCAAGCGTATCCATTCGCATTTACATGAACCTCGATGTTCTTGATGTTCTTTTCTTCGATGAGTCTAAGTGCCTCCCAAACCGAACCCTCTGCACATTCACCATCAGTGACAGTCACATAGAAGTTCTTCTCCGGACTTGCAAGTGCCATTCCAACCGCAACAGTGATCCCCTGACCCAAACTACCAGTCGAGCAGAAGATTCCGTTTTCTGGATCTAGGTTCGGATGACCTGCGTGCTTTTCGACAAGCATGTCTGCATCCACACCGAGATACTTTTCTAGGATTGCGTACAGTGCGTAACCTGCATGACCGTTTGATAGAATGAACACATCATCATCTCTTTTACGAGAGTAGATATCATCGATAATATCAATGCATGAGAAGCAACTACCAACATGCTCTTCTTCGTGATCGTACAGAAGTTTCAATAGTCTCTTGTGTAGGTTCTTGTCAATCATCCGTAAATCGTCTTTCTCATTCTAGTCATGTGTCGTCCGCCATCGAACGAGTTGTTTTTCAGTTGGATGATAATCTTCTCAAGCATCTCACTGGAAACATACTTCTCTGGAATGCTGAAGAAGTTAGCACAATTGTGTCTTCGTGCCATTTCTGCCATGTACTCGTCCAATAGCAACGCACCTCGAACACCATCGGAGTGGTTAGCGGCTAGATTGACACCTTGTCCTGTTCGACAGAATCCCATCGCAAAATCGCACACGTTTGTTTGAATCGCATTTGTTGCCTGTGAAACAAAGTCGTTGTAGTCCGAGTCTTTCGATACCACAGGACCAAAGTCAATATATGGGATATTGTGCTTATCCAAGATACGCTTGGTCTTTTCCTTTGTCTTGAATCCCGAGTGATCACCACAGAGTGCGATGGGTTTTTCACCAAACTCGTAACATACATTATCAACGAAAAACTCTAGTTCTTGTGGGGTTCCAAGTACATGCATCTTTTCCACTTGCTTGATCGTTACAGTCATACCGTCTCGGATCATGTAGTTGTACATCGGACAGATGTAAAACTCGTCTTTTGTTCTTTCATTCTTGTTGACCATTTCTTCGGCATAATCGACAAACATGCGACCGCTCTTGTAGTAGTAAAGACCCACTGCTGCATTCGCACTGATGACCGACTTTTCTGCTGTCCTCGTTGCAATACCATCCTTGTCCAGTTCGACGTAACTGTGAGCAGGACTGTTTGCCTTGAAGGTAAGAAGGAACCCATCACTGTCCTCGGGAATACTATCGGGATCGAATGTATTCTGGAAGTACACATCTGGGGTGTAGATGATAAGAGGCATATCGTTGTTGATCTGCTCTTTTGCAATCAGACATGTGGATACAGATCCATCGGTATCGTGATCTACCACTACGATTTGGATATCGTCTCCAAACTTTTCTCGCAGGATCTCATCGATTGCATGGTTGTTGATATGATCAAGACGAACAGCAAAAATCAGATTACAATCTGTAGTGTCAACTGATTCGAGTGACCAGTCAATAATTTGCTTTGTCTTTGCCATGATGAGAGGTTTAGGCATAGAGTAACCTTCATCAGCGAATCTTTGTGCCTTACCCGCGACTGGGATGAGCATGTTGTACTTTTTCATGATGTCTCCTGATTAATTCACTAGTTGTTTTTTCTGATGTAAAAAGTGCGGCCTTCTGAAGTGAAGTATTATGATATTGTTTTAAGAAACAAACAGCAAAAATATCACCTGCTCCATTGACACTTAAGTAATCTACGGGTTTTGTGTGACCTTCATATTTAATACTTCCTTCAACGACTACCTCACACCCATATTTATCATGGAAAACTAAAGGTGTCTTTGTCTTGATGTCTGCATAGAGATGTTTTCTTTCTCTTGAGTCAAACACTATTTCTGATGCGTCGATAACATCCTTAAACTGTTCACGCGGTCTTGTCGTACAGAAGTCCAAACTCATTTTAGGTTGTATGTTTAGTAACCTTTCGATGTTTTCCATATCATCGACATACATCACATGAACCCAATCAGAATTTTCTACGCCCCGTAACGACCTCTTGAGACAAGGAACTTCATCCCATGTAATAGAAGATCTCACACCCTCTTCCTTTTCCTCAAGAATGATCGCTCTCTTCTCTCCATCGGGCAAAAGATAGATTTCTAGATCTTTAATTTTGAGGTTATTTACATTATACATCCCACCATATTGCTGACCTAAAAACCTCGCGGCATTCGTTTCGTTCTTTACGAAACGTGATATTTGATAAATTGTATCCAAGTATCTTTTTCCTATTAGAGTGAGTTTCATCAGAAGACCTCTTGCTTGTCTAGATTTTCGATGTCCTCCATTGTACAATCATCGATAAGTCTTTTGTCTAGAAGAATATAAAAAAGTTCTGCTACCACATTGTTTCCACCTACAGACTGCATAAAGTTACCCTTCGAGTTACAGTGTTGGATTAGTTCCCTACTAGAGTCCGAAGGACAGTATGGGTGACTAACTGCTTCCATAATTGTTAGATCAAACAAGTCATCTCCAACATAAACCATGTTCTCTGGTTTCGTTTGAAATTGTTCACATAGTTCTGGAATGAACTCTGCCTTGTCTTTTCCTCTTGCAGAATAGAAAGGAATGTTTCTTTTTTCTGCCATTGCTTTGTTTACGTTCTCGTCACCAGACACAAAACAAACCGAGACTCCTGCTCCTCGCATTCTCTTAATTGCAGTAAAGTCTTTATCGCAATACGTCTTTGCAAATGGAACACCATCTATGCCATAGTATTTTCTGCCATCAGTCATTACACCATCGATGTCTAGAATAACTAGTTCTACTTTTTCTTTCACTAAACTTCTCCTCTAATAGATGGATCTATTTTATATTCGTTAAATAAGATGTCAAGTTCTTTTTTGTATTCGGATGTGTTCCACTTACCTCTGACTATTGCCGTCGCAATAAAAGGATAAATCCAACTATCGAAGTGATGTTGTCCCCTTTTAGGCTCACCTTCATAGATAAACCCACCAAATAAATTCATTTCCCTTGCATGTCTTTGTACAAGTGGTTCAAAATGATGAGCAGTTTTGTTTTTACAATTTTGTTTAGATCTTTCAAATAGTTCTTTTAGTTTTTTAGTTTTCCATATTGATGGTTGATATGCAAAAAGATATTCTGAGTCCAAAGGCACTCTATACATACCATCAATCCATAAAGGCAGATTAAGGGAATCAATTCCCTTCATTAGTTTTACAAAATCAAGAGATGTTTTTTTTACTTCTTCATTTATTTGTTTTAACTTTTCTATATTAGGTTTATCATATAGAGGAAAGTCTTCTAAATTTATCATACACGTTTCGCTATCAACCTGTTCCAAACAGTGACAGACTTTTTCTGGATATGTCCATGAGTCGTCATAACATATTACATCCCAACCATCTCTACTCCAATCAGTTGTATTTGTAAAAACAACCTTACGTTCAACATTAAGATACTTCTCGGTTTGTGAAGTAAACATTTCCCAAAGATCAGAACAAGATGTGTGTGAGTACATAATAAAAGTAGTGTTAATCATCATATCACCATTCTGCTATATCGACGAATCTAGATTTCTCATAAAGTCCAGTTTGTTTGAAGTGCCACTTGTATAATTTGTGATTGTCTATACATGCCCATCTCGGGTATGTCATCAATTTAGTTTGATTTGTATTTTCCTCAAACATTTGATTAGAAAATTCGTCGGATGTATCACTATCAAACCAACCACTTTCAGTAACACTTTTTACATATTCACTAGTTGGTTGGTAATATTCAAACATACGATCGTATATACTTCCAACTGTTCTCATGTTCTCAACACCAGAATAAAACCAGTGATCAGCATAACCATGATTTAATTGATTCCAGTATGCACTGTATAAATATTCAGGGTTGTATTCCTCTGAAAAATTAAAGTTAGTTGCAAAGTAAGGACCAGCGGGTATGTGTTCTTTTCCTCTTTGTCCTAAATCAAATCTTGCAACCACTACTCTATCATAATCATCTGGAACTAAATTGATAGAAGCCTTTCTCGAAAAATGAAAACTAAGACCTCTGAATAAAGTATTCCCTACAGGAGAGGTTCCGAAAAAAGAAGAATCAAACAACTTCTGTTCTTCGATGAACTCATTTTGTTTTTCTATAATAATTTGAACAGGGTTATATAACTCCTTAATAATCTCAGAGTTATCTACATCCCAAGTATGAATAAAAACATCTGTATTGTTATCAATAATTTTTTCATGTATATACTCACTAGCGTTAAATGCGACTTCACTCCCCCCCGAACGTGAAAGGGCCTTCCCGTCAAAATAACCATGTAAACACAGTGCTGTTTTCATTTATTTTTAAATACCGTAAACTCTCGCAAGTCTCGGTATCCTCCTTCTTCAATAAGATCTGGTACGTTCTCTGGGTAGTTCTGCATCAGTGCAAGACCATGCGATGCCTGTTGTGGAGTCATGTACATGTTCCACCCGAGCATCGTAATATCGTCTTCCTTATATGGTACTGCGTGTCGGCCTTCGTATCGTGCAACACGAAGCCATTCAACAATATCTTTGTTGTCGGTTAGAACCATACCACCCTTACCAATTGCAAGGTGCTTCTTGATATGAAAAGACAGACACATGTTTGTACCTTCAATATACATGTTAGAAGTAAATCGTTTAGCAGAATCGTAAATTGGATATGGTTTGAGTTGGTAGATACCCTCCCACTCATCATCGGTAAACTTTACATCACCACCCGAATGAATGATAGACTGAGGTACTGAGAGATAAGTCTTTGCGGGTATCTCAACCTCATCAACATCAAAATACTTACAACAAAGAAACAGAGCATCGGTACATGATGTAACCGCAACGGCATACGGCGCACCTGTGTAATCAGCAACTGTCTCTTCAAACATCTCTACAATTTTAAAAGGGTTATGTTTCATCTTTCCATTAACCAATACTTAATTTTAAATCCGCAACTTTCAAATAGTTTTCTACTTGCTTCGTTTTCAATTTTCACTTTAGCAAAAGAATCTGGGAATCTTTCCATCAATTCTGTTATTAGAACTTTTCCTACACCTTTACCCTGATAATCAGGATGTACACACACGCGAATGTCATTATCTAAAGACCCCGCAAACCCAGCAGGTTCATTATTGTACAAGGCGACAATGTATTTGGAACGATGCTTCCGCATGTATTTATCCTGTTGATTTTTGGTTATGTTCACGACTTCTATGAATCCATCTTGGACTCTCGGATCACTACGAAGTAATCGTATGAAATCATAATACTTAGGATCATTGTTAACTACTTTCACCATGTCTCACCACTTACTATGTCCTGTGATGTGTCGAGATAACCTCTCCATAATTCTTTATTCCAAGCACACAGATATCCTCTGTCGCAAGATAGTTTAAAATCTGGATTTAGCGAAGACCCCACATCAATGTAAGTATTATTTGGTGCGACCTCATGTAGTTTATGAATACACATATTACCAAGACTACTGGCAGCAAACAAAAACAAATGACCTTCAGGTTTCGTTTCCCTAACCCACTCTACCATCTCTTCAACTTTGTCTAAATCATTTACAATACAATTTGATCCAACCCTGAAGTCTTTTACAACAGAATCAAAAAGAGAATCATCTAGACTACACTTTTCATTACACAGAGTAACCATTTTATAACCTTTATATAAAGGTAACATTTCTTCTCGGTAACGTGTGTAGTTTGAGTTGATCAAAACATTAGCGAATGTAACATTGTCCAGACCAGAACCGCTCTCTTCAATCATCCAGTCCCTTGTAGAGAATCCTCCATGATTTTCTGGTGGCATATCACCGTTGGTTATGATACCAATGTAATAATTTTCTGAACCATATCGAAGTGCATCCCATAACTTTTCAGTAACAATCTTATCTCTTTCAGCGTGAAAGTTCTTTTGATCTTCTTCATTCACATATCCATGTGAAGTGGGACTAAGAGAATATGACTTACCTTGAAGGATCCATAGTTCACCATCCGCCCACCTAGAGAAAGCAAAAGGCTCTTTAGTCTTTACACGATTTAGTATTTTATAGAACTCATCCTGAAAACTTTTCATTTAGTATTCCTAAAATTTTCTCGGCGGACTTACCATCCCCAAAGGGACAAGGTTTATTTATTGTAACATCTTTTGTAATCATGTCAACTAGATTAGAAAGATTTTCTGGCTTCTCACAAAGAACACCATGATGTTCCAATACCTCTGGTCGTTCTGTTGTCTCTCGGCAGATAATAATTTTCTTATTGAAAAACGACCCTTCTTCTTGTAGTCCCCCACTATCTGTAATCAGAAACTTACAGTTTGCAATTCGCTCAACCATCTTGTCATGAGACAAAGGATCAATCACATTTACATTCTTCAGTTTATCTACGGCAGTCATAACAACAGGATTGGGATGTCGAATCACTGTGACGTTTTCATCTAGACTGTCCAGTTCTCTCATCCAATCGTCAATGATGTGGTGGTTCTCTCGACGATGAATGGTCACAAGAACTTCGTCACCATAAGACGATTTAACATCAACTAGGTTATCTAGAACAGTATTTCCCACGACATGAATCTCACCACCGACAGAATCACGAAACAAATGAGTCTTTGCAATCTTAGTAGGACAGAGATGAATATCAGTAATGCGAGAGAGCATCTGTCGGTATCCCTCTTCGGGGTATGGATGTTCAAGATCGTAAGTTCGCAGTCCCGCTTCCAAATGAATCACGGGAACCTTGTGGTTGAAGGCAGACAGACCAACTGCAAGACAAGTCGCAGTATCACCCTGTACCAGAACGGCACTCACTCCATTGAAGTCCATGTTATTCATTACAGAAGAGAAGATCGAATCTAGACGATTGGTTCCTTCAGTGATCTTCAACTTATCATGAAACCAACCACCAGAAATATCTGCGTGTTGTCCAGTGAACAAGACTCGGTAGGGAATCTTACCCTCGAAGGCTTTGATCAGAGGTTTAATTTTTATCCACTCGGGTCGAGTACCATAGCATAGTAAAATCATTTGATTAATTTAAATCCTTCTGACACACATCTCTTCAAATACTCACCCATCATCGGGACAGCAAAGTTAGCAGTGGCATTTGCATCTCCACCATATTGAACTGCCTTTAGACTACCCCACAACCTTCTGTCTTCAGGAGGATGTGGAGGAACCCAAGTACCCATGTCTGTGTATTTCTGAATCATATGAGAGAAGTGAATATCTTCGCCCACTAAGAACGATTCATCAACCGATGGTAGTTCTCTCCAGAATACGGAGAGTAGATCTCTATGGAAGAACCAATTATGTCCTACGATATCAACCTTCTTTACTTCTGTATTATTATTATCCCAACCAAACCTATTCTCACCCAACACACCATAAGTATCGTTTTCAAATATCAATCCAATAGTTCCTAACAAGCCAGGATGAGTTTCATAAGTGTTAACACAGTTTTCAATCCACCTATCGCCTGGAATAGTATCATCATCTATAACACAAACGTAGTCAGTCTTAGCATTAAGAGCATAGGCGAATCTCGCCCAAACCCCATAGTTCTTAGTCGAAACTGCAATATCATGTCCCCCATCAACCAGAGAAGATAAGTCATATCTAAGTTGACTAGTATTCTGCCAATACATGATAGTATCGACTTTGTGTGTTTGATTCTCTACCGCTTCGACTTGTTCTCTAAGAGTATGGTTTCTCTTATAACCATTCAATATAACACTAACTGTTTTCATTGTGTTTTCCTTTTAATATAAAGTGCATCACCCCATGTATCACCAGCCCAGTTAGTATCTACTCGTTCAAAGTTATACTCAGACAAGAACTGATCAATCTCTTCCACCATAGGACAACCCTCATAAACTTCTGCTCTGTTTACTTCAGAGTAGATGAACTGAATATGAGGTAAAAACTTAGAGGCGCCCTTCATGACTTCTAACTCATAACCCTGAACATCAATGTTCATGAAGTTAAAGTCTTCGGGTACGATCTCATCTTCTTCTGCTAGAATATCAAGGGTGGTAACTTCAACCTCGATACTTTCGTTGAACTTTATATGTGGATATTGTTCTAGATGAATCGAAGGTTTCAATAGAGAGGTAGACATTCCCTTATACAGTTCAGCATTTTGCCCTTCAAAATCTGATACGTTCATTTGCATTGTCTTCTCTTCAGATCCAAGAGCAACTTGATACAAAGTAATATCATCATCACGAAAGTCTTCTGTGATTTTTTCAACGTGTTCTGGGACAGGTTCAAACAAAGCAATATTTTTAATACCGCTATTGATATACTGTCTAACCTCTTGTCCGTGGTGCGCCCCAATGTGAAGAACACCCTTCACATGCGGGTATAGATTCTCAAGATTCATTAACATTGTGACTCATCTCCAATAGTTTCACATATTCACTCGCACACTTCTCTAGCGTCAGGTTGTCTAGTATGTATTGTCGCGGATCATACTTAGATTTGTTCAAGACCTTTTCCATGAAGAGTTCGTCTATAAACTCTTCGAGTCGAGAAAGATCAGGACACTTTATTCCACACCTATCATCAAAATACGGCGCTGATGTAGCAGGAAAAGTATGTTGTGGTTGATCATCCCAGACTGGTTTATCAATGACGTAACAAGGAACGCCCATCGAAAGAATTTCTTGATAAGCAATACCTTGACTCTCGGTTCCTGTGATCGTGACACAGAATCTAGATCGTCTTGCAACATCAATCAACTGTTCTTCTGTATAACTACCATAACTAATCAGTTCATACGAAAGTTCATAAACATCAAGAAGACGAATCAACTCTTGCTTTGTTTCCTCTGATCCTCGCTTAAAGTAGATCAAACAATCATTGTCTTTAGATACCCATCCAGGCGAAAACTTATCAGTATCAATACCAACGGGCCAAACATGAATGTTTACGTTCTCGGTAATTTCAAAAGTTTCATACATGTCCTTCACCCACTGACAGGGAACAAGAACATCCTTGAAGTGATACCATAACTGCGGGATATCTGTGGGGACAACAACGAGATTGGGACCAACCAAAGTATTCTTTGGGAGATCCATAAACCTCGGACCCCATGCAGTCAAGCAACCATTCAGATCTGCTTCTTGATTCACAACATAAGGAACGCCTAGTTTGTGTAAACTGTGCATCAGGTTGTATGCTACTTTTCCTGGCCCATTGTTGTTACCACACCCACCGTGAAATAATCCAATCATACCTTTATCCAATCTTCACAATAAATATCTCTCCAACTTTCTTCTGGAGATGTTCCAAGCCATTTCTTCGGAGCAATGATTGTATCGGCATGTGGATTCAAGTATGCTCCCCACCAACTAAAAGAACTGTTCGCCATTATAACATTCTTACACATACTAATCAAGCACATATCTTGAAACTGGTTCATTCCTTCAGAGAAAAAGAACTGTTTGTTATCATCACTAACAAACTTTTCCTTACACCATTCTATGTCATCAGATAAGATAACATACTTACCAGATCCTATGTTACTAATCGCTTCGTTATAGTAATCCATACCTAACATATTATGCCAACCATTAGACTTAGCATAGTCTGTTCTTCTAACATGAACGGCAGACACTTGAAAATCCCTGTCAAAAGAACTTAGTTTCTCCCAACAGCGTTCGGTGGTTTCTAATGTAAAGGCAAACTCATCTTTTATCTTATCACTACAATGATCAAAAAACTTAGGAACCTGAAAGTAACCAGACATAGTAATATTATCTGGAACATCAAACACTCTTTCATCATACTTATTTTCATAGTATGCTAACATATTAAATGGTGTAAACCCTGTGCTATCTTTAGCAGAGATATTAAACTCATCCATCAGTTCTAACTTTTCTTTGTGACCGTATGGCTGAGTCGTCTTCGATCTTCTGGCGTTCTCATATGGAATACCATACTCGTAATGATTTTTAGTGGCAATACCAACCAATGCTGCATACTGAAACATCTGATTTGCTAGTCTACCTAAGTATCCTATTTCCTGATTTACAATCATTTATCTACTTTCACATTAGTCCAAGGAATGTTTCTTGGATCATCCTGATAAAACCACGCTCGTCCAAAAGGAACTACCACGTTGAAATCAGACTGAACTTCAGCAGTCGCAACATCACAGTGCCATTTCTTTTCTTGCACCCATTCATTCATTGAGTCGATACACTTACTCGCATACTCTTCGCTCAGGTAGAGAACGGCATGAAGAGATGTCATGTATGATACCTTTGCAAAGTTATCATCATACACTCGCATCTCTAACGCCCTCGACATTTTAGAAGACGCCGCTCGTTCTTCTGTCGCACTCCATGTTGTCCACCCAAGATAAACTGCGTCTACTTCATCTGGAACATCGATCGTAGGTTTGAATGTATCGTTGAAAGTAACGTCATCTTCCAGAACGAGGAAAGGCGTTCCTTCCTCTAAACCTCTCTCTAGGGTCTTGACATGACTCATACCACAACCAAAGTAATACGGCTGTGCTTTGATAGCAGACACCCTCTCTACGTTATTCATACCAAGTCTAGTAAACAACCTTATCATACTGTCTTGTCTGTCAGTACGATCATCTAGATTAATCCAGTATGTCTTGAGTGTCGAGAGATCAAGATGCTTCATAGTTCATTCCAACCTTACCGACTGCGGTTTCGGTGCTACCCCAGAACTGATCTGCATATGGTTCAAAGGGACCATTGTACGGATTCATTTTAGTGTAGTGATTTGGAATGAAGTAGAAACTTGGATAGACTGCCAACTTGATATAAGCAAGTTCATGTACCGTCTTGGTTAGGAACACTGGACCAACAGTCTTCCAAGCAGAGAGAGGGCCCTCATGCAAAGTCTGTCCTTCGAGTGTGTGAAGACGATTGACGAGATGATTCATCAACTCACAACCCTTCACACAACCGAGATAACCTGCGGCGATTAGTTGGCCACGAATCAGTTCGTTTTCATAACAACTAAAACTATCGTTCTCTAGAAGATAATCATCGAGTGGTCGCTTGCACACACAGTCAGCATCGAGAAAGAACCCACCAAACTTTTGGAGGATTTCATAACGAGCAATATCGCACTTACCATTCCACTCTGGCATGGCGTCGTATTGTTTCTGATTGTGTAGTCCGTTTGGAAAGTGTTCTGCGATGGACTCTTCGTTCCAGAACATATACTCATAGTCTGGATGGGCATCTTTCCATGTGTTCATCAGATGCAGAGGTGCAGGCTTTGGTCCTACCCACAGTTGGTGGATAATCTTTGGGATACTCATAATAAAAAAGACCTTTCAATATTTACTTACGCTTACCTATATGATATTTAGGTATCAATTCCCAGTTCTTCTTTTCAGAGTGGGGTAGAATCTTTAGTTGAGCGAGACTCACTTGTGGTTCGGCATACTCTTCATCATCAATCACCTGAACCAGTCCCCACTCAACCAGAAGTTTTACAATTGTATTTCTTCTACCTATATCAGTATCTGAAATATCACTATCCAACCCATCTAAAGAGAATAATTCTTTGAAGTGAAGTATAGCATACTTTCCTCGCTTATGCAAGATATGACAGGACTGATATAGTTTATTTTCTCTACGAGAAGAAACACCTAGTCTAGTAAGAGTTTCCTTAACCTTTAGGAAGTCGTCTCTTTCCTTGAGAGTAATCTCTACTCCATAACCTTCAAATAAATCTTCGCTTTCCATGTGATCTCTCTCAATGAAATAACCATTATAACTGTTTTATTTAGGGTTTTTCATCTTTTGAGTACCACCAGTATACATTTCAGCCTGCATAGACTCAATGTTCTCATCTGTAAGGATGTCGGCGACATCAATTGCCTTTGTATCTGAGTAACCAAAATACTGCTTGATTACATCAATCTTGTCAACCTTTGTCTTCTTCAACCACGGACTGAACCTTTTCTTCTTCCTAATTCCTAACCGCAGAAAATCAAACTGCATATTCTTGGGTAGCGTATGATAATGATTCATCTCATTAACGAAGTAGATAGTATCAGGGAAGAACGAGAGGCACCGATTAACCACAAAAGGAGGGTACTCCTTTTCAACCGACTCATCGTCAGTCTCCATAAGAGGCTCCTTGCTGTGGTTAATGGCGTTGAGATACTCAGTCAGTTTCACCGACGACTCCCAGAACATGCTCTTGGTTTAGAATAACAAAACCACCAAACGTGCTATACCCATCCTTCTTAGAGAAAAGAACCTTAGTTCCAACATCAATACCCAGAGGAACTTCCGTTCCATTAGAAAGAACTCTTGGAGAACCAATACTATGCACTACACCAATCCCATGAACTTTACTTTCCTTCTCTTGGTAGATGATACCATTCGTGGTTTCATTCTTAGCAGCCTCCTCTTTGATGGCTACCTTTCCTCTTGTCACATATAAACTACTCATTTAAATTCACACTCCATCATAATTTGAACCAGACACGCAGTCATGTTGATCTCTGTGTCGGCAACGAAAGCAGCCTTGTAAAGATACTCACCACAGATTAGGATCGCCTGCGGAATCGATCCTGGCTTCATGTACTCATACATCGAGTCGTAGAGATTACGAATCAAGTCTTCCTGTGAGTTGTCAAGGTTCTCAACCACCCACTTCCGAACCTCGGTGAAGTTCTTTTCCTTCATCGACTTCATCAAAGACTTGACGCGGATCTCGCCGATTTGTGCAAGAATACCTGTATCAATCACACCAGAAACCGAGTAGCGTTGGAGTTCGTTTAGAATCCTACGAATGTCGGGGAAGTGCTTCTTGATAAGTTCAAGCAGAACAGGACGCTCATACTTGACACCCTCTGCCGTGAGGATGGTTTCGATTCGCTCAAGAATACCAACAGCGAGCGTCGGCTTTTCATTGTTAGGAATCTTGAACTCCACCGTAGTGCATCGGGAGTGCAACGGTTGAATGATTCGGTTCTTGTAGTTACAAGTGAGAACGAACCTACAACTGTTAGCAAACTCCTCGATTGCACCACGAAGGGCTGGTTGAATGCTCTGGGCATTACTATAGTCAAATTCGTCTAGGATCACAATCTTCTTCTGTCCCGTCATCGAGACAGTGCTTGCGAAGTTACGAATGGTTGTGCGAAGAGTATCAATGTTACCCTCCTCTGAACAGTTGATCAGTATATAATCAAGATCAAGTTCATTACACAACGCTTTGGCTACAGTTGTCTTACCACAACCAGCACCACCCGAAAGCAGAAGGTTCTGAACTTCTCCGTTCTTTACCATCTGCTTAAAGGTGGTTTTGATCTCAACTGGAAGAATACAATCATCAATCTTCTGTGGGCGATACTTCTCCACCCACAGATAGTTTTTCACATCGGTCATTATCAATCCTTAGTCAAGCGTTGTAAGTTGAATCAGTTTCCAGTGCGATCCAATACTTGACATCAGTGTTCGTGTTCGTAAAGGAACTCACAACAGATTCACAGATCTCAACATCATAATCTCCAGGCAGGAGTTTGAGGTTGTCAATCTTGAAGTTGAACTCAAAGTTGGGAGTGTCTCCAAGAACATCACCGACCGCAACAGAATAGTCGTTGGATGTAGGATCCTTCTTGTCCCGAACAACAGCGAGAATGTTCTCACCACCCATCGAGGTAAACGAAAGGTCGGGAAGTTGAAGAACAGAAGCAGCACGCTGAAGATCAGCGAACACACTCTGAGTCAGACTGAGATTGATTACAGTCTCAGGCATCTGAACCTGCTTGTTGATCGTAGTAAGAAGACTGGGTTCAGAGTAGTAGTAAGTAACTGCTCGCCCACCTTCTCCTGAGATCTTCACGGACTTTTCACCAAACACACATGTTGGTGAATCAAAAAGTGACAGCGTACCGAGAAACTTGTTCAGATCCCAGATACCAAACTCGACAGGGAAGTCTTCCTGAACCGTTGCTTGTGCCATAACGTTCTTGGCGCCAGTGACCGTGTTGATCACATTGCCAGGACGAACGAGAAGGTTAGAGTTGAGTTGAGAAAAGTTCTTCAGAATCGAGAGTGTTTCTTGCGAAATACTAGTGCTTGTCATAACCATTACAAATAAATCTCCAGTTGGGATGTTCAATCATCATATGAATCAAATTCTAGATACTCATCTAGATCATTAGAGTCTACAAGACCATGATTAACTTTGTCAATCATAATCTTTGTGTTGTGTCGAGAAGATCTTTTAGCCTGTTTCTTCTGACTGCGGGTGCCATTTTTAGGTCCACTATCCTCTCTATAAGGATTATCTTTTGGGTTACGTCCCATTTATAAACTCCATTTCAATATGTATTATATCTCACTTCACGGAATTGTCAAGTGATAATTTAGATTAAGCCCAGTTAAGTTTAATTTGTGTTGTTTCTCCGGTAGCCAATGTATTCCAAAAGTTGATTACATCTGTAGAAGATCCATTCCAACGAACCCTCAAAATTGTACCCGAATTAGAACCAAAAGTGTGAGTTATTGAAGTAGCATTAAAGGCTGCTCCATCATGGGTCCAAGTGCTATCTGCGGTAATGATACCACCAGCATTAGTCACAACAGTCTCCCATGCTCCGGCGTTAACGTAGTCGCCAGATGATTTTACTCTAAGTAACCACTCTATGTAAGTAGAACTAATGTCTTTCCGTAAAGGCGTGGAACTATAAAGTTCATAATTGTTTGCCACATCATCAGTACCAGACAGTGTTGAATTTGTTAGATTAAAAAAACCACGGGCAGCCACTAACTCTGCGTCGAGTTGTAGTTTTACGCCAGCAGGAGTAGGAAATAATAACCAATGAGGAGGAGTCATAATGTTGTTGTATACTCCACATTAAAGACAACATCTGTAGCAGAGTTGTTTCCAGTTGTAACAATAGTTAGAGTCGCTCCCGCTGCAACGGAGGTGTTTGCAAAGAACCCTACATAACCTCCGCTTGTAGTAGTTACAGGTGTTTGTGCAACTTGATTGCCAGCATTTTGTAAAGCAGCAGTTACACCACCAGATCCACATCTAATGTAATACCCAGTAATCGTTCGTGCTGTTGAAACATTTGGATCTAGAGTGTAAGTTTTATCTTCGGCAGTTTCAATCTGTCCTGTGTAAGAATCTGTTAGGGTGGTAGGAGCGGCGGTAGACTGGAATGTTCCATCAGGGAAGGTGATGCCAGCGGCATCCATTGAGATACCTGCGGATGTGGTGAGAAGATCCGAAATACTCTGTGTACCAAAGACTTGTAAAGCCTTGGGCTCACTGGAAGATCCAACTATTACCGATGTAGATCCATTGATCTTAAGCATTCTATCATTATTTTGATAGAAATCAACTCTATTCGCACCGAAGTCAACAAAATCGGTGGTGTTGCTGAAATCCTTGATTCTATAACCATCTATATTTAAGTTACCAACAGTAATACCAGCGTCAGAGGAGATACCCGCTTCAAAGTGTGCAAGACCTTCTACATTCATATTCGTCTTTATGTCCAACATTGAAGGTGTCATGTTAAGGACATTAGTTCCACTAGCGTTGAACCTGAAAACACCACCAACACTACGGATAGAATCGTTATCGGTCCAACGCAGATATTCACCAGCGTTCATGGTTATACCACCATCACTAGAGATACCAGCGACATGGATTACGGCGGTTGGATCAATACCTAAAGTAGATCCAGTTAGGACCATACCTGCACCAGCAGTTACACCAGATCCAGATGCGGCACTTGACTGGAATGTTCCATCAGCGAAGGTGATACCACCTGCATCAAGAGACACGCCAGTTCCAGCGTGAACATACGACCCAGATTGGACATAACTGGTAGCATAGTATCTACCAAAAGTATAGATTCCATTTCCGTCAATAGCAGTTACTAAAAACCCACTGGGTTTAATTTGTAGTTGAGAACCATCTTTGACTAGTAGATGTCCATCTACCGAAACCGATTCACCAAACACTCTACCAGAGGCAGTAATACCACCATCGGCAGAGATACCAGCGACATTTAGTACCATAGCATCAGTAGTCACATCACCTGTTTCACCATTGAAAGATGTGACGATCGATGTTGCTTCGGTTCCGTCTGGGAAACCAAAATACTCAGAGGCAGATCTCGCTGGAGAATCTACAATGACCTGTACCTTAACTGTCTTTCCACTGCCTGTATCTAAATCTGGAACGACCGCAGTTGGAGTGAATGTAAAAGCAGTTCCATTGTAAGTTACACTATCATAATAGAATGATCTTTCTATATTAAGATCGGTAAATCCAAGTACAACTCTACCACTATTATTTACAGATTGAGAAAGTGTATCTCTGAAGTCACCGCCGTCAGAATCTAACTTGTAGATCGAAAGTTGCTGACTACCACCTGTTCCATGAAGAATCTCTCCGTTCGATGACGCAATACCTCCAAGGGCGCTTGATGTGTAAACATAGTTCGGACCAAACTTTTCACCAGTAGGACCAGTTTCACCCTTGATACCTTGGTCACCTGTAGAACCAGTCTCGCCCTTGACACCTTGATCGCCGGTAGAACCAGTTTCACCCTTGATACCTTGGTCACCTGTAGAACCAGTCTCGCCCTTGATACCTTGATCACCTGTAGAACCAGTCTCGCCCTTGATACCTTGATCGCCAGTAGGACCAGTTTCACCCTTGATACCTTGATCGCCGGTAGAACCAGTTTCGCCTTTGACACCTTGATCGCCAGTGGGACCAGTCTCACCCTTGATACCTTGGTCACCTGTAGAACCAGTCTCGCCCTTGATACCTTGATCGCCAGTAGGACCAGTTTCACCCTTAGTCCCTTGATCGCCAGTGGGACCAGTTACAGAAGGACCAGTTTCACCCTTGATACCTTGGTCACCTGTAGGACCAGTTTCGCCTTTGATACCTTGGTCACCTGTAGAACCAGTCTCGCCCTTAGTGCCTTGATCAGCAATAATACTGATAGTCATCATCACTTCATCGCCATTACCAACAGTACCAAACGCATCTCTATCAATATACTTAATATCTAAGGTTCTCCAACTACCATTATCAGTCTGCCCAGTTACATAGAACTTAGCATTTACTGATGGTGTTCCTTTCTTGTAAAGCACAATTAGTGCTTTGTTTGTATTTGAAGAATCTGTCAGTGTATCAAGAAGCGGATCTATACCCACACCATTATTATCCGTCTCACTTACATAAGCATTATAAGCATTTCCAATTATTCCCACTGTCCAGTCAATACTAAACCTAAACCCTCCAGATCCGGGATCAGAAGCAGTTGTTGAAGTATCAAAATCATACTCAATACCGTATGTGTCAATGCCGTTGGCACCAGTCTCTCCCTTGATACCTTGATCGCCAGTAGGACCAGTTTCGCCTTTGACACCTTGATCGCCGGTAGAACCAGTTTCGCCTTTGATACCTTGGTCACCTGTAGAACCAGTCTCACCCTTGATACCTTGGTCACCAGTGGGACCAGTTTCACCCTTAGTCCCTTGATCGCCAGTGGGACCAGTTTCGCCTTTGACACCTTGATCGCCGGTAGAACCAGTCTCGCCCTTGATACCTTGATCACCTGTAGAACCAGTTTCACCCTTGATACCTTGGTCACCAGTGGGACCAGTTTCACCCTTAGTCCCTTGATCGCCAGTGGGACCAGTTACAGAAGGACCAGTTTCACCTTTGACACCTTGGTCACCAGTAGGACCAGTTTCACCCTTAGTCCCTTGATCGCCAGTAGGACCAGTTTCGCCCTTAGTTCCTTGATCACCAGTAGAACCAGTCTCACCCTTGACACCTTGGTCACCAGTGGGACCAGTTACAGAAGGACCAGTTTCACCCTTGACACCTTGGTCACCAGTAGGACCAGTTTCACCCTTAGTTCCTTGGTCACCTGTAGGACCAGTTTCGCCCTTAGTTCCTTGATCACCAGTAGAACCAGTCTCACCCTTGACACCTTGGTCACCAGTGGGACCAGTTACAGAAGGACCAGTTTCACCCTTGATACCTTGGTCACCTGTAGGACCAGTTTCGCCCTTGATACCTTGATCGCCAGTGGGACCAGTTACAGAAGGACCAGTTTCACCCTTGATACCTTGGTCACCTGTAGGACCAGTTTCGCCCTTAGTTCCTTGGTCACCTGTAGGACCAGTTTCGCCCTTAGTTCCTTGATCACCTGTAGGACCACTCGGACCAGTTTCACCTTTACTTCCAGTATCACCAGTATTACCAATAGGCCCTGTGTTACCAGTAAATCCAGTAATACCAGTAGGTCCAGTCTCTCCCTTTTCACCAGTTATAGATGGACCAGTGTTACCGATAGGCCCTGTGTTTCCAGTGGGACCAGTAGGTCCAGTTTCTCCCTGTTCACCACCACCAGGCCCAGTTGGTCCAGCAGGCCCCTGTGCAAAGACAACCCAGTCGGAGTTACTAACACCACCAGACAAACCATAATACTGGCCTTCATTCTCAACAAAAACCAACATACCTTGTTCACGACGATCATCAGAAATAGCATCGCGTTCAGTAGTTGAAGCAACATTACGCAGACCACCCAACCCATAAGTTGGGTCGGTAACAGCGAAGGTATCCTCCGTGTCTGTCGGAGAAATAAATCCTCCTACTGGTACTCCTCCTGTAATACTTGCCATTATGTATTAACCCTCATTGAAACTTCACCCGCAAAGTTATTGGTAGATTCCCAAATATCATAAAGGATATCAAGACCATACTCATTTGTATGTGTAAATGAACCAGTGAGACCAAAGGGGAAACCCAATCCATTTGCAGTATTAGTCATCGTTAAAGTTCCTGAATACTCACTCTGTGGTAGTATGAAGAAACCTTTATTCCCAGGCGAGACAGCAGGGAAAGTGAAAGTCCAGTTATCTGGGGATGTTCTACTGAGAGTATCAGTAAAACCTTGTGCTGTTAAACCTGTCCCATCAAAACCAGTCGCAGTTCTACCACTGAAGTATCTATAACGCCAGTTCATGGTATCAGTTTTAGTTGGATTACTTCCACTTGCCTGCTCACCCTCAATCGTGAAGGTAAGAGTTTTTTCTACATTGAAGTTATACGCCCCATGAGAAATCGATTGAGGTGAACCATCGTAGTTCAAACCAGAGACAAGAGTTCCAACACTCTGATTTGCAGAGATTGAAAGGGAACCAGCAACCCAGTTTGCGTTTGGACCAGCAGTAGACCAAGTAGAGTTTACCGTTGTATTACCAGCGGTTTGTCCAACTTCATATGGTCCAGAAGAAAGTCCAATATCAAAGGCGGAGAACGAAACTGGTTGGTATGCGAAGAGTAAAGTTTCTAAGATTTCAATGGCAGTAGTTCCATCACTAAATGATGTTCCTGCTACAATACCACCAAGACTATCTGGGAATGTTTCACCACCTCTAGTCCAACCTCGAACCGCAAAAGTAGGACCGTTTAGAGTCAGTCCTGTACCAGCAACATATGTGTCACCTGTGCCATCCGCTCCAGTCACACCTGCGGGTCCAGTGGGTCCAGTGGGTCCGTCAGCACCACTCCCGCCACTTCCACCACTACCACCAGCACCAAGTGAAACCCACCCAACACGGGTGCCGTGTTCGGGTGAGTGACCGATGATAGTATCTGTTGCTAGATAATATAATCCATTCTTTCTAACAACATCACCGGGATTATAAGTTATTAGGTTACCGTTTGCATCTACTGCCTTGTAATAACCTCGATATTTATTTCCCATAGGATTCTTCCATAAAGAATACCTAGTATATATGTTATGAATATGTCCTCAGAATCACAGTATCCTTATTGATTCTACCTGTAGGGATAGCGTTTTTCGTTTTAATGTTATTGATAACACGCTTGGTATAATCGATACGTCCCTCTGTTATATTACTAAGAAGAGTCAAGTTATTCTTTCTGATAGTCTTAGTAACAGAACTTTCAGAAAAATTTTGAATAGTAGTTCCCTTGACACTAAGACCTTCCTTAGTACTAGCCTCAAACAGAGTTAGTTTCTTGGTCTTAGTGTTGAAACAGAGAAGGCCACTAGCACCCACGATGTTGACAGGATCGATCGATTCTAGATTGAACTCTTTTGATTCAGGCATATACTGAACCGACTTCACGAGTTTATTGGGATCGACCTTTCGTTTGCGTCGAGTGATCTTAGACTTCGCTTCTAGAACTTCAATCAAAGAGTCCAGATATTCGTCTAGTTTCTTCAACTTAGTAGTCGAAAGAAACGAGTAACCTTCCACCAAGTCCTCGTCGGTTTTGTTGATGGCTCCAGTGATCTCACCTCGTACTTCAATGAAGTGATCTCTTAGGAGTTTGATTTCTCTTTTAGTTGGTTTGTAAGACTTGATCGCATTCTCGAAGTTGGGCTTTCTAATCGAACCACCATCAGAGAGTTTACCCATATAATCGTCCAAGAATCGTTCAAGAATATTACCAAATTCGGTGTCTTGTTTCATTATGCTTTCCGAAAAACAAAGATAGGTTCATACTTCAAATATCTGCCGTTCACTTGACAGAAGTTTTTGCACTTTGGTTTGCCGTCTTCACCCACGCGGTTCTGACCAGGCATTCCTTCTAGTGCCATTTTCATTTTGTATTTATATTCTACACCAAGTTCACCCAGTATGTCAATAGAGTCTTGCTCTAAAGGCAGATATTCTCCCTTGATCAATATATCTGCAATGTTCCATAGGAGATAGCCGCCTGGTCGTAACCATTCAGCACAAGTGGAAAGTGTCGGTCGCAAGAATCCATCACGCCATGACTCATATGAACTTCCATACTTCTTGTAACTCTGGTTTTCATCTTCACTATAAGCCTCTCGATTAAAATAAGGAGGAGAAGTGAAGACCACATCAATCTCGCCTCTGTGCTTTTGAAAATCTTTGTCATACTGAATCTCCTCGGAACCTAGTTGGAAGACTTCGTATGTATGTGTGCTTGAAAAGAATGGGTTTGATCTGTATGTTTTTGTGTTGTAAAAATCTGCGAGATCACTATAACGAGAACTTCCATCATTATTAAAGTTATCAGGATTGGGGTCAGTGCCAATGTAATGCAGAGTGCGATCATCACGGACAGCCATAGCCCCAAGGATACGACCACCCCAGCCACTGCTCGGATCATAGATCTTAATCGGTCTGTCTTTGATGTGGTTAGTGAATCGCTCATACAAGTATTTAGCAGTCATCGGTGGGAAGTTTACTGCGGGTTGAATGTAGCCGATACGAAACGACTTGAACCCGCCAGGAAAAATCTTCTTACCTTTATCATACAAACGAATGGCATAGACAGACTCATCGTCCATGTTGTCGATGTCAAACGTCGAGTGGTGTCGATACTCCAGACGATCGCGGAACTCTTCGACTTCTTCTTTTGTTAACTGAAGAATGTTTGTTTGCTCTACTTGATGATAGCCTGTATTCAGTCCTTCTCGGATCTTGACTTGTTCGAGCAGGAAGTCCTTGCCCGCAAACATCGTCGGATTCTCAAAAAACGCGAGGATCCAATCCCTAGCAGAATCAACAGATACAACGCTATGCTTCCTCGAACGCTTGAGGGTGGAGACAGCATGAGAATAAAAAGAGTCCCTACGAAAGTGCCGAAGAGAACCTTTATACACTCGATCAAAATAGTCTGGGTTGGCGACAAGATCGTAGATCGAGTGTCCATTGTCTTTCTCCGTATAGTTGATTCTTGTCTTAAACATATTGTCGAAGAACTGATCGGCTTCAACACCAAGTCGAGACTTGTTGATGATCACATCTTTCGGTGTGTCACTTAGTTCGTCATCGAACTCAAACTGATGAGCAGGAAACTCCGACATGCGGTTGAACGCAGTAACAATATCCTCTTCGTTCTTTCCCGTTCGAGGAGGACAGCCGTTGTTGTCCCACGCGGCAGTCAACTCTTCACGAAGTTGAATCACCCAATCTTTGAACTGATCGGGTGTCATCTCTAGAAGGTCTTCAAAGTTTACATTGACATCACTATTAATGATGGCATCATTTCGTTCGTAAAATCTCATGCTCCTACATTCCAAAAAAGTGCGCCAGGTGACGCATGATCCTTGATAAACTCCCACGCTTTTGCGTCGTAGGTTGGTGCGGACGGGAATGGGGGCAACACTTTGGTTGCTTTGTTGAAGGCGTATTTCGACTGGTAGGTCTTAGCCTTTCCGTACTCGCCGCTATGTCCCACACGGACGCAGTGAAAGGAGGATCCTTGCCATGCGAGTTGTAGTCCTCTGGTGAGTGTTCCACTTGATCCTACCGTCCAAACTTCATCTGGACATACATCCATGTTACGAGCCACCCTAATGATGGAAGCGATAACAGTAGGATGGTCAAAACCAATAGGAAGTAATCTGCGATGCTTTGGATCTTCTGCAACATAATCTCTTGCCCTTTTTTCGGTCACACTAAGCATCCCGTTTGGGATCCAGTGCATTATAGCACCTGCTTCGATTGCTTGCAACTGATAAGGGTGTCTTTTTTCGACAGCACGATCTGCCATGAAGATCACCGCCTTCTTGTCATACCTGCCACACAGATGTGCAAGTGAGATCTGAGCATAACCAGTGGCAGGTGAACTGCCATACACCCACTCATCAATCTCAGGCTGTGACTGGATCAGGTAGTCGGCGAATCGCATCTTCGACCCACCACCGATGAGATCATCACGGACGACGAGGATCCCCTCATGCTCCTCCACGATGGGAGCAGGGAGGGAATCCGTCCAATCACCGATCATCTCTAAGTAGTCTTCTGCTGTCTCTGTGAATAGACTCATTTTTCTCCGATCATAGATGATAACATAAGTTCCTACAGATATTAACATTCATATCATAATCATCGGTGGGATCTATTAGTGTCTGAACTTCATTACCTACAAACTGCTGTATTCCATTTTTTCTAGCAGAGGCAGAAAAAGTTACATACTCCATTTGAACACCGTCCGTGGTGTAATCTAATCCTTTATGAATTTGATCTGTTCTAATCATGTAACACATATGAACTAGATCAACAGCAAAAGTTCCAATAAGAGTTTTATTCCATATTGGTCTAGACATATTCTTATTTTCTTCTGAACCATCATAGTAACCATTTGAAGAACACCTCAAATAAAATCCTCTAGGAAAAGCACCATCATTATGCACCATCATAGGCGCAAAAATAGGTTTGTTTTCACGCACACAATACTTTATAGTTTCTGGTGGGAAAAAATTATCCCCATCACAAACGAAGTAATAGTCACACCCAGTATTTAAGGCATGGTACATACTTGCATTTCTTATTTTCCCGAGTGTACTGAGTCTAATCCCACCTTCTGCGTACCACGCCTCTTCTCCACCGGGACCAGCCGAAACACCATCTAACTCATGAAAATATTCTTCAAGAAAAGTTACCGAACGATACTTTCCAGACTCATCTATTTTTTTACACCAGTCTCTAAGTTTTACGTTGGTGTTATCACTATTGTTATTTGTATGAACATAGATCGACAGATATTCAGGATCATAATCAATATTTTCTACGCACTTTAAAAACATGGACAATTTATTTTCCATGTCTCTTACTAGTATTGTAATTTGCACTATTGGCATCAATCCTCTAGACATCTAACATCTCCATTATATGTTATTATACTCATACTATCTTCAACTTACTAAAGTTATTCTTCTTATTAAATACCATCATGTTATTAAACTTATCTGCTAACTGATCTGCCTTGTGACTAATAATATAAACATTACATCGAGAGCCTAGGTTATGAAGTAGTTTCATAAACTCGTCTGTACCCCCTGAATCTAAAGACGAATCAAACACCTCATCAAGAATCAATAAGTTGGTGTTGGCACTGTTCTTCAACCTAGCAATCTCTCGCCATGTTAATAGTATTGCTAAGTCGATCCTAAGTTTTTCGCCTTCACTGAAACTCATATAACTAAAGTCATCTCGGTGCCTTGACTTGATAGTTTCATTGAAGTTTTCGTCTAGATTGAACTGGGCAAAGAAATCCATAACAGTTAGATACTTGTTAATGAGTTTGTTCATGGTTGGGAGGTAGTGTCGGATGATCTTAGATTTGATCCCACTGTCCTTTAATAGTGCCATAGCATACTCGGCGAGAACCTTTTCCTCTTTTAGTTCTTGCTGCTTCTCTACTTGTTCCTTGCCTTCCTTCGCAAGATTCTTAAGGATGTCCTTCTCCTTGAGGTTCTCTTTATCGATGGACATGAGCCTACTATACTCTTTCTGGTTCTTCGTGATGTAACTCTGGTTGGCTCGGATCGTCGTGTTGTGGTTACTAATTTCCTTTTCTTTCTCGCGGATTCGGCCGAGTGTTTCCGTGTACTCATCTAACTTCTTCTCCACAGCATCAATGCTTGTTTCATGTTCAACTCGAATTTTATTCTTCTCGTCCTGCTCCTCTGTAATCAACGAACAAATTTTATCCTTATGATCATCGGCGATTGGCTGACGACAAGTCGAGCAGTTGTCATTCTCTGTATAGAACTTCATCTCTTTTTCTAGACGATTTAACATCTGCTCAGTCTGATTCAACTTCTTTGTCAGTTCCTTGAATGTCTTTTTAGTTTCATCCTGTTCACTCAGACCGAGCAACAGGCTGTCAACCTCTACTTGTAGAACCTCAATCTTAGATTCAAGTTCTTTGATGTTGTCTTCTGTGTTCTTGATGTCGGTCATGATCACTTCGAGGTTGTCTTCGTTTTGTTTCTGTAGCGTCTCGATCATTTTCTTGTGAACAGAAACCTTCTCCACAATCACTTCGATCTTTTGATCTATAATGCCAATACTTTCCTTCACTTCAGAATATTTACTTTTCATAAGTGTATTCATTGTGGAGAAAATCTGGATATCTAGAATGTCCTCGATCACTTCTCTGCGATCTGCGGCAGGTAACTGCATGAAAGGAACGAATGATGAACTACCAAGAATCACCACCTGAGTAAATGACTTGTAGTTCATCTTCAGGATTTGCTCCTCAAGCATTCGCTGATAGTCTTTCGCCTTGGCATCCTGATGTAGCATTACATCGTTCTTGTAGATCTCAAAGATCTTTGGTGCCAGACCACGACGAACCTTGTAGTCATCTTTACCAATCGAGAACTCGACCTCAACCACGCAATGCTTCTGGTTGATGCTGTTGACCAACTGAGGAATGTTTACCTTACGAAACGGCTTACCAAACAGACCGAATGTAATAGAATCAAGCAGGGCAAAAGACTTACCCTGACCGTTCGATCCTGACACTAGAACCATAGAATATTTGTCGAGATATATTTCTGTGAAATAGTTTCCGAAAGAACCGAAGTTCTTAAATCGGACAGTTTTAAATTCAATCATACAGACAACGACTCCATATACAAATCACGAATCATCAGTTTTAATTTTGTCTTCTGCTCTTGGTTCAGTTCCTTCATATCTTCAACCTCATTCGATATGATTGAAACAGTATCCAAAGACAGATCAACGTCCTCTTCAATTTCATCTTCGCCACCGAAGTCTTCGACTACCGTAACATTAGACACTGGTACATCATATAGATTATCAAGGAACCTGTCAAACAAATATGGTTTAGTTTTATTGTCAACGAACAACTTGACATAGGCGTTTTTGTATTCGCCGAATGGGAACTTGCTGATGTCAAAGTCTTGGCTGTCGTCGTATGAGATCTTAAAGAACTTCTTTCGTGGGTTCTCCACAAACTCCAAGTCTCTCGTCTCTGTGTCAAAGACATGAAAGCCTTTTCTGTCGTTGAGATCACTGAAGGTAATCTGATATTGAGTACCAAGATATGTAACATTGTTCTGGACGCTACGGCTGTGGAAGTGTCCAGACAGAACCATATCGAACCTTCGCAAAGGTTCATCCGACATACCACCATCAAAAGGCAGTCCTCGCATCACCTCATACCCATTGAGTTCAAAGTGACCACAGATGATGTTGCTCTTTGTATTCTTTAGATACTCTAAAGTCTTCTCACGATTCTCGCTGTTTACCCACGGAACCATACCAACTTTTACGCCATCAAATTCTAGATCAATCGGCTGTTGGTAGATAAAGAAGTTTGAATAACGATCACCGAACAACTCGTTAACCGAGTTAAGATCATTGGTATTCTTATAGAACGTATCATGATTGCCTAGAATACAATGAACGACGATGCCTTCACGAAGCAGTGGCTCCATGAACTCACTACGAACAGTATTCAGTGTATTGAAGTTGACAAACTTTCGTCTGTCCATAAGATCACCTAAATGAAGAACAGTATCAATGTTGTTCTCCTTCAAATACGGAAAGAACTGTTCACGAAAAAAGTCCGTGAAGTATTCTAGGAATATTTGACTATCTGATCTTGCACCCCAATGAGTATCATTTATTATTGCTATCTTCATTTACATCCTCAAAACATGAAGTCAAACCGGCTTGATTTTTCTTCTTACTCTTTTTAGGCTCAAACTTCTTCAAGTCATTATCATTTAACTGAAAGAACTCTTTCATTGCATCATTTGGATTCTTATCAAAGTAATTCTCCTTGAACCACTTGTGGATATGACCAGCGTGATCACCTTCTTCAATCATCTTGAACTTAACGTATGACTGCTTCTTTTCTTTCTCGATACGTCTGAGAAAGGCATAGTAAATAATTTGAGTGAAATATGAGAAAGGATTCTTCGACTTCTCGGGATTGAAATTGTGTGCATATAGAATACAATTCTCAATCGCATCGCCGATCATTTCATCGACGAAGGAGTAGTTCATGAAGTTAGGCTTCATCGCAAGATTGGTTGCGATCTTGATAAAGCACTCACCGATATACTCTGTAATGGGAGGTTTGGGATCTCCGTTACTTTCGGCAAGGACTACCTGCTCTTTCCAGTCGGACATCTTATCGAAGAACAATTTGTTATCGATATAGTGGTTTGATTTCTTCGCCATGTGAATCACTTCCTTTTGTCATAATATACCCTCTAAAAAATTATTGTCAAGTTTTTCCTTGACAGTTTTCCAAACCCCCATATAATTCGACTTGTCGAGAGGAAAAGGGATACCTCCGGATACCGGATACTGTTAGGTTGGTATCCACCGTTTCCAAATACGAAGCAACTCATCTTGTATCTCAGCCAACTGCATCTCTAGATGCTTTGGTTTTCTTGGTTTGTTGATCAGGGGCATCTTACATTCTTTAGGTTTTCGATTTCCCTTCTTTGAGTTACAAGGCGCACAAGCAGTTGTAAGATTTGTCCAAGAAGAATCACCACCTCTTGATCTAGGCATAACGTGATCAATTGTTAATGTCTTATTGTTTTTCGATTTCAAACCACAGTATTGGCAAGTCCAGTTATCTCTCTTGAAGATATTTCTTCTTGTGGGTAGATGTGATTGATGTGGTGTGAGAACATATCGAATCAGTACTAGTGCTGCGGGTAGTGGATATGTTCCCTTTGGTGTTTTAATCTTATAAGTCTTGGAAAAGGAATAAGGTTTTATTGCCTTTCCAGATTCTAAAAGTGCTACTGCTTTTTTCCAATCGATCACATTTAATACTTCCTCAGAAGCGTTCAAGAGCAAGACTTCTCGATCCATGTGGTCTCCAAATTAGTTAAGGTAATCGTCGATGTCCGAACTCCAGTCAGTTAATCTATTGCCAAAGTCTGGATGATTTTTATCATCCCCAGTGTATTCCTCTGTGATCTTTTCTGAGTTCATGTTCTCAAATAAGAACTCAGACATCTGATCAGGCTTAATGATACCCTGATCTAACATCTTCTTTAACATCTCAGGTGGAATCATTAGAGTCATCACGATGAACTCTTGCATTTCATCCTCATCTAAATCATCCAGTCCATCTACACCATCAAGTTGATCTGCCAATTCGTCGTACATCTTTTTCATGGCATCGTCAACATTTTTGTTCACATCAAACAAATCACCCAAAGGATTCTTTAGTGGGGGTGAGTTTGGATTTTCTTCGTCATTGTAGTTGATTACATTTCTTTTCTTCTTGAGTTCTTCTTCCCTCTTCTTCTCTATAGTATAGAGTTTTTCTGTTTCCCCAGTGGGATTCAAAAAGGCAAGAATATTCTCCTGTTGAATTGTAATCTCATCACCATCAGCAAAAGCGGTCCAACTCTGAAGCATGGTAACGTCTTTCTTCATGCCGCTCATCGGATCGATTACTGATTGTGTTCTGAATAAGAAGGGTTTATGTAGAGTCAGTTTCTTTCGATCTGACTTTACAATCTTTGCTATCACATCATCTCCATTTTTCAATCGGATGATTCTGCTCGTAATCTCATCAGTCATAATCATCTCCTTATATGAATTTTCGATATCTCATAATCAAACTTCTCACTAGTATATATTTTGATTCTTTCTCCAAGATGTCGGAAAGTATGATTTTCATATTTTCCTATGGTAAGATCATCTGAAAGATCAAACAACTTTACTTTCTGTTTCCTATCTGATTTTCGTAGTCCTCTGCCTATACTTTGAAGAACTCTTACAACAGATTTAGAAGGGCTAGCGAAAACAATGTTATCAATATTCCTAATATTAATGCCAGTAGAGCAGGTTCCGTAAGACGCAACCAAAACCGAGTTAGTTTTCCTATCAACGATCTTGCGAATCTCTTCCCGTTGTATGACATCTGTTGCTCCGTGTATGAGGAAAGTCTCTTTATCTCCTTGACTAATCAATTCATACAACGGTTTCCCGTGCTTCTCCACATAGTTGAAGAGGACTAGAGTATTACCCTTTAACCTGTTGGTTAGTTCGGCAATAAACTGGTTTCTCTTCTCATGAGTAACAATCCATTCTATTTCATCCTGATATTTTTTTCTCTTCATAAACTCCTTCTCGTCCTTAGTATACTGCAATGAAATGCAGTTGATTGATAAGGTTGAGAGAAGATTCTTATCCATTAAGTTCTTGGTTGTCGTAACCTGAAACACCCTACCAAAGAGTCCTTCAATTACGAGTTTGTGTGTCTGTGTTCCATCGAGTGTGCCTGTAGTTCCTATTCGATAGTAGCAGTCATCTAGATTCGACATTAACGTCGAGAGTGATTTGGCTTTAAATAAGTGGCATTCATCTCCAAACACACAACCGAATTTTGAAAAATATTCTTTTGGCATTTGGTATAAACTCTGCCAAGTTGAGATGACAATTCTCTTATCTGTTTCTTTCGACTGCCCACTGAACACTTGATGGCAGTTAGACATACAATCCCAGTCGTCGTTAGACGAATAGTCTTTGAAGTCCTCAAGCATCTGTGATACTAGACCTGTGGTTGGTACAATGATCAGTAACTTCTTCTCTGGGGGCAGCAGTTCCATATAGTAACGCATCAGTGTATAGATGATCAGCGACTTCCCAGACGCAGTAGGAGAGAGCAGGAGACATCTCTTGGTATTCAATGCGTGTTGAATAGCATTCACTTGATGTAAGTGTGGTTTAATTGCTTTATTATTTGCTACGATGGACAGGGAGTCAATAAAGTCCGTAACGTCGCTCTGAGAGAACTCTGAGGACGGTAGAGAGTCCTTCAGCGTTTCCTCTAACTGGATACTATATTTTCTATCCTTAGCGAACTGAATTACATAATCCAGTAAGCCTCGGTATATAGTCTGCTTGTATAGGTTGAATAACTTGATAGTGCCGTCCCACTGCTTCTTTTTGTAAGCGGGACTGAACTCATGGTTTGGAACTTTGAACGTGAAGAAGTCGGATAACTCTTTTGCTATCCACCTCTCACAATCCAATTTCACATATACAGAATCTAAATGTAGAACAGAAATATCACTCATACACTATATGTATGAGTTATCCGCCGTTAGAAAATTTAGCCCAGTCGATTGCGGATCGAATATACCACTGTCGGTTGTTGATGATCTTTACTACCCCTTCAAGATACTTGACCTTTTCTTCCTGTAGGGCAAGACGATGCGACTGAATGATCAGTTCACGATCTGATTCTATAAACTGATCGATATCGGCACGCAGAACATTGAGAGGGAAAGGTTCCCACCCTCGCTCTTTCAGTTCGTCGTCACCCATTTTACCAGTGTAGTAAAGCCACTTATCCTTGCGGAGTGTCTTGTATTCTGCCTGCATCTTCTTATACAACAACGTCTCATCCGTGAATAGGATAAGATACTTGTTGTGGAGTTGGGGTGTTTTGATGGACTCGATATCCAGTTCGGTTCGATCCATCTCTAGGTCTTTGTTGACCATCTCACGAATATCATTTAGGTTCATAGTTTAGTGATTTTCAATCCAGTAAATCTAAATTCTGTACTTATGATTATAGGGTCTGGATCGGTGGTTGTCAAATCAAATCCGATTTCATCTAGCCTAACTGGGAAAATATCCTGATACTGAACTTCAATATTGGGTCTACTCTTGTTGTCCATGACTATAAGAATGCCACTTGCTAGTGAATCTGCATCTCTGAGTGGAGGACTATCTTCTACGGGAACTTGACCTCTTATCCAGTTGTATATTTCCATATAGTTAGCCATGTCTTCGTCAACGATGAACGAGAGATTCAATGAACCATATGTAATCCTTCCGCCTGTGTCATAGACAGGCTGAGCATATAGACTTTTAGTTTCTATATTATCAACATCTATCGATGGGATATTTGCTTGCTGAATATAGAAGTTTACATTTGGGATTCTCGGAATCTCAAACTTGAAGCCATTATTCTTCAGATAGTTTACTGAATCTGGTGCTTTACCTGACATAATATTCTCCCAATAAAGTATGTATATAAAAAAACACAGCCCCCCGTGAGGGAGGCTGTGCTTTATGCTACCTTTGAACTACACTCAGAGTGCAGTGTTCTGACCGTGGAGATTAAGAATCTCGAAGATACGGTAGTACTGGTTGACACCAGTGGTCTCAATGTTGTTGGTACTTGCAGTTCCAACGAAGGGGTTGGTGACCATTCCGTAGCGGGTCTTGAACCCGATACGGGGCTGGAAGGTATCCTCACCGACCGCACGGACCATCTGTAGTGGAACGTAGGGGCAGTAGAACATACCAGCATCGTAAGGCGAAGAACCTCTGTAACCGACACAGACGAAGTTACGAGTACCAGCGTAGGGATCGATGTAGACCTTCATCTTACCGTTAAGAACACCAGCGAAGGTGCTAGCAGTATCGTCAACGTTGAGGCTGACGTTTAGTGCTGGTGAGATGTTGAGGAATCCACCCATTGCGAGGGCTGAAGCAACGTCGGAAGAGACGATGCAGAAGTTACCCTTACCGCGTCGAGTTTCCTTAGCGATTACGTTGGCTTCACGCTCTAACTGGAACATGAGACCACGGAAACGCTCTGCGGACCAACGACCATCAGCATCTCTGTTGATGTCGTAGATACCACCAGTGACACCCTGACGAACGTGGGGTGTGACTAGGACACCATCATTAGTGATACCAGCCTCTGTCTTGGTGCCAGAGAAGGTAAGGTCAGTCTGTAGAGCGCCGAGTTTAGCATTGTTGTAGATCTTACGAATGACTTCGCGGTTGATTTCAGCAAGGATTTCGGTGGAGAGGATGTTAGAGAGTTCAGTCTCTGCATCAAGTCCGTGAACAGCCTTGAGATCCTGTGCGAGTTCAGTGGTGTACTGAGCCTTGAGGGCACGGGTTCTTGCTTCAACAGCAACACGCTCGATGGTGAATCCCATTTCGCGGAATGCTTGGTCGTTTCCTTCACCAAGACGCTCGGAGTTGGCGACAAGCATACCAGGCTTCTGGGCGGCACTATTAGCAGCATGTCCACTACCGAAGGGATCGGTGCTGATGGAGGCGGCTGAGGCGAAGTCACCACCAGTATGACCTGCACGGGTGTCGGCCTCTTGGAAGAGACCCTCTTCACCGAAGGTTGCATTACCACTGGAAATGTTAGCGTACTTGGTACGCATTGCGAAGATCAAGCCAGTGGGAGCAGACATGGGCTGCACACCACAAACGTCGTATGCCATTAGGTTGGGCATAGCACGACGAACGAGGCTGATGAGAACGGGATCAAAACCAGCGTAGTTGCTGGAGTTACCTGAAACAGCACCGCCACCGAGGTTACCACCAAGAGCGTTCATGGGGGTTTCGGTTAGGTTCTGCTCACGAAGAGCCTTCTCTTCGTTTTCGAGAAGGACAGCGGTGACCTTTCTCTTATAAGGATCTTGAATTGGCTCAAGATCGCTATGTTCTAGAATGGGAGTCCACTTTTCTTCAAGTGAATCCATTGGTGTGATGTTATCGAAATCCATTTTGACTTCTCCTTTGTTAGTTTATTTGATTCAGCGGGTTCTAGCGATTGCGTTTGCGTAACCTTCCATAATCGAGTTAGTCTCGGTTACGGTAGGTGTTCCTTCGTTGTTGTCGTCGGCAACAGTTTCTGTATCGACGGCATCATTGAAGTATGATTCCTTGACAATATTGAGTTTTTCAGCGTACTCATCGATGTCGGCATGTTCGATACCTTCTGCAAGGGTCTTGAATCTTTCGACTTCAGTGTCAACAAGACCTTCGCACATATCGTGGAACACGATCTCACGCTGGAACTCAAGAAGATTCTCGGATAGATCCATAACTTTCTGGATCTCATCGTTGAGTCTGGTGACGAGTTCCTCGTTCTCTTCAGCGAGTTCGTCAACAAGGTCAACCTTGCTCTCGGGAACTTCGATGTAGTGATCGTGGAATAACTGGTGGAGTCCATTCATGAATGACTCACTGACTTCGGTACGAATGCCCTGCTCAACAGAGAGTTCGTTCTCCTGTAGCCAAGTCTGGACTGCGTAATCGAGATACTCATCAATCTTGTTGGTGAGTTCTTCGGTAACTTCAGCAACTTCCTCGGCGAGAGCAACGTTATATGCCTCTTCGAGTTCAGCGACTTCGGCCGAGACCTTCTCAGCAATAGCAGCCTCGAAGATGGTGATTGCCTTTACCTTGAAATCTTCGGTAAGATCTTCACCATCAAAGAGAACGCTTAGATCCTCAGTGACGCCACCACCAGCCTGGTTTCCACCAGCGGGGAGGACTTCAGGAACCTTCTTCTCGGGTTTGGCCGCAGAGGGCTTAGCGTCGATGCTCTTCTTGTTCTTCTTTGCGTTGTTTGGACCCTCATCGGTGTGAACCTCATCACCCTTGCCGGTGGCGTCCTTGTTGTATGTTTCTGAGTCAAGAACTGGTTTCTCTTCGTCGATTGACTCGATCTTTTCGAGAATAGTTCTTGCTGTGTCTACGGGATTCTGGCTCATGAAAGGGACTCCTTTTTATTCGTTGCTAGCGTCATTATTTATACTTTTCCAAGTTTTGACATGAAGGAAGCGTATACTTCCATCAGTTTAGTTTCTCTGTTTCTTTGTGTGGTATACGCATCTTCAATATCCTCTTGGAAAGACTGAATATCTCTCTCCTTGAGAAGACCGTTATCCCAGATCCACTCCTTACCTTCCATGATACCGTTGACAAAGGCATCAGGAGCAGAAGGATCTGCCACAATATCTACTGCGGAAAGCATGAAATCCTTTTGGACTTCGTTGATTCCGTTTCTCTCCTTGAGTGATCCCATACCTCTAGAGGATACACCAAGTTTGGCACCCTCATCCATAAGGTTCTTTACGATCTTACCCATAGGAGTTTCCATGATTTTTGCTTTACCTACAAGGTTATCGCCGTCTTCTTTGAGTTCTTTGATAATGTGTGATACACGATCAAGGTTTACGGTTGGACCTTGTGGGTGGTTGAGTTCACCGAACGCTCTGTTCTCATCAACATAAGTCTTGATATAACGCTTTGCTTCTCCGAAAAGAATGTTTCTTTCGTAGATGCGGTTGTTTCGATTAGGCTTGTTGGCTTGCATGAAGACACCTTCGATGAAGTAGTTCTTCTTGCCATCTTCTGTTGCTTCCGTGATAATACGGACATCATCAGTTGTAGTTTCGGTGATAAGTAGCATGTGCTATTCCTCTTCTTGTGGTTTTTCGATTTCTTCTACCTCATCATGACTTGGGTATTGACTCTTAATACCATTTGCCATCTTGGCATATAGAATATCTTTGATATTTTTCTCTGCTTCGACGTAATTTTTATCTAGTAAATTATTTATAATTTCAGCCGGTTTCATTTGGATCCTCGCTTTCGCTGTCATCAACTTCAATATATTCTCGCTCTTCGTCCTCAATCTCTTCGATTTCGGGTTCTTCGACCTCTGGTTCTTGCTTGGTGACTAGATTTGCCACAACGTCTGGGGTGATTGCCCCTGTGGCATCTTGAACCTTCATCTTGAAAGTATCACCAAATGTTTGCTGAAACTTTTCCATGTTGTCGTCAAGCATACTCTTTAATAGTTCTTCTGCTGGTTTCATAGTTCATCCTCTGTAGGGGGAGGTGGTTCCGCCGCCATTTCTTTAGCGATTTCTTCCATCTCCTTTTCACTTTGCTTTAAAATATTCTTTCGTACCCAGTTATCTGAGTAGAATCTTCCGAGATATGGCTCTACGCTTTGAAGCATCTCAAGACGCTCTCGCATAATCTCTGCTTCTTTGAGTTCTGTAAAATAAGAGTCCTTCTGATAATCAAAGTAGATATCTTGAACAATCCTATTCCAGTCATCTTCTTTCATAATACCCTTGAGAAGACATTGAGTTCTCATCAACTGAATAAACAGATCCGAAAAACGTTGACGAAGACGATCGATAAACTTGAAGAAGTTCAGTTCGTCTCGGCTGATTTCAGAAGATCGTCCCATGTTGAAGCCGTTTTCTGCATCCATTCGGGAGGTAGGGACATGAAGGGCGCGATATACTTTCTTGAGGAAGTAATCAACATCTTCCATCTCACCGAGGTTCTGTCCACCATCAAGAGTGCTGATTTCAGTTCCTCTACCACCTTCTCGCCTTGGTAGCCAATAATCTTCAAGCATGTTCATATGCTTACGATCATCTTTGATCTCACCAGTGCTGGCATCATAGACCAACTTGTTCTGGTATCGATTCATGATGTCCTTGAGATACTGTTCTGCCTTCTGCTTGGGTAGGTTACCTACGTCAATATAGAAGATACGACGCTCTGGCGCACGGGAGATACGATAAACTACAGTGGCATCTTCTGTCTGTCGAAGCATGTTCAATGGACGGATTGCCTTCTGAAGATATCCAACAACTCGCTTGGTTCCTGAATCAATAATACCAGAGTGAACATAACAGATAGAATCAGGAGCGATCTTCAATCCTGACTGTGATGTCTGGAAGGAGGACTGCTTGTCTAGGTTTGTATAAAGATAAAACTCTTGAACGTTTTTAACAACGGCAACTTGAGTTCCATTCACACTCTCTTGTGCTTTCTGAACGTTACGAACTTTCTTAATTTTTGCTGGATCAATAGCACGAAGTTCAATGATACCTTTATTCTTATTTGATTCATCTAGAATAATATGGTAATAGATCTTGCTATCGATGTACCATCTTCTAAAAATTTCATATGCTTTTTGATTAAACTTGAGTAGTCTAAGTATTCCCTCAAACTCATCCTTCATTTTATTTTTGATAGAAACTGGCATATCAACTTTATCTAAATCAATAGAGACTATTGTTCTGTCTTGACCGTGAACAATAGCCTCTGTTGTAATATCATCGATCGCAAGATCGACTTCGGGATATAGTGCCATACTTCTGTAACGGGCGATCAGATCATTTTCTGATTTGAAACCACCCTGAAAGTCAACGTACTGACCAAAAACTCCACCACCATCTACGGTGAATGTTCCATCATATTCGTCTGGACCAACAAATGACGCTGCTTTTGAGTCAGCGCCATTTGTTGATTTTCCTGTTAGTTTTCCATTACGACCAATGGTAAAACCAAATAAATCAATTGCCATCTAGATTCTCCGTTCAATAATAAATAAATCAAATATCAATCAAAGGTCCAGTGATCGAACCCGATTGTAACACTAAACTCAGCAACTGCATCGGTAGTGTCATAAGAAAGATCAATGGTTCCAACTTCGATTGGCCAACAATCAATGAGTTTGATTGTTTTACCAGCGGGAATATCACTACCTAGAGAAGTGTTGTTAGCAAGAGCGACACTCAAAGGAGCAACAGTCCACTGAGCATAAGCCAAACCTCTTGTGGTATCCTCTAGACCCATGAATGTTTGTGACCATTCGATGAACTTCTCATGAATAGCATTTTCTTCATCACAAAGAACACTGATAGTCCAATCAGGGAAAGTTCTATCTCCTGCTCTCTTTACTTCTCTTCCCTTGAAAGGTACAGTGACAGTACCAAGTGAAGCAGAAGGCATAGCAGCGGTTTTGATTAAAAGACTTTCGTCTTGTGTTAATGTAAAGCCGTCACTTGATGTGACTGTATAAAGATTTGGTCTGATACCTTGACCAAATTTTCCTTTAAAATCTCCTAGTGCCATTTAAACGCTCCTTTGTTCTAGTATGTATCAGCCTTCTGAGAAGAATGATCCTGAGTTGTTTGCGACGAAGTTGAGTTTGACGAACTGAACTGACTTGGTGGGCTGTAGGAAGATGTCGCAAACGAACTCACCTCTATCTACGACCGAGCCTGGGTTGTTTGATTCGTCACAAACAATCCTATAGTTTTCAAGACCTCTCTTGTTTTGAACCTCTCTTAGAACTGGATCGATTTGGTTCACGAAACTACGTCTAGTGAACGCATCATTTTGTTCAAAGAGAATGAAGTTTGCTGATGTAGCAAAGGACTTCTCTAGGATGTTAAAGAGTCTTCTTACTTGGATTCTATCAAAGGCACTTGGCTTAGTCTGAAGTGTCTTGTCTCCCCAGAGAACTGTACCAGAGCCAGGGAAGGCTACGACGTTGTTGATTCCAGCAGAGTAGATAAGATCTCTCTGTGCCTTGGATGGGTTGAATGCTAGTTTATTGACATTCAAGATGCTACCTCTAGCATAACCACCTGGCGAGAACCAAGCACCGAAGTCGGTTTCTGTTCTGGCAAGAAGTCCAGCGATGTCACCATTTAGCGGAAGCCATCTGGTGATACCGTTGTAACTATCGCTCTGCTGCTTCCAGTTACCATCCATTGCAGCGTATGAAGTGTCTCTATTGAGATCATTGTTCCTAGAATCAATGACTGTCTGGAAGGTAACATCTGATAGAGTTGCTTTGTTGGCGAGTGATGCTGTATCGGCGAAACCAGAACCAACTGGCTGCGAGATGACTGCCATGCAATCCTTACGAGTAGCAGCGATATCAATGACCTTCCGGTTAAGTGCGTCGTCTGCGTCTCCTGCGATGAGGATACTCACATCAGCAACATCAGGATCGGCGAAGTAAGTGTCCCATGCGGTTTGCTTATTGGAAGAAGTGACCGCAGTACCATATGCACCACCCTGAAGTGTGTAGGTGTATGGATTAACAATACCCTTGCGTGCGTTTGTGGTCGCTTCGTGTGCGTCAAGAGGAACTCTATCGAAGTTGGTCTTGGTGCTTACGAGGGCTCCGCTTGCGTCCAAGTCAGCAGATCCGACTGTAACATCAACACCTAAAGTAATTCCAATGGCTCCTATGGCGCCGGCGCTATAATCAGCAGAGGCTCCAGTGAGTCCAGAGAATCCAAAGATACTCTCAAACTCACCGACTCCATCGTCGATCTTGATGTAATCTGAGTTGGCGATTTGATACTTGTAGTAAAGTGCAGTTCCGTTGTCGTCAACTGCGTTGATGATTGAACTCATTCCCTCGTAAAGTTCTAAGACAGAACCACTAGGACCATAAACACCCTTGCGATCAATAACGGCGAGTGAAAGTTCATCACCACTAGCACCGAAACGAGCAGCATATGAGGAAGTTGCTGGTCTGAATGTAAATGCGTCAGTGGTTGTTCCTGCGTCATATGTCATACCAGCAGTTACGACTTGAATTTCAAGAGCGCCGTTAACCTGTGCGCCTTCATCCTTTGATCTGAATGTAAAGAATGTTGGTCCACCGGGGTATTCCGCAGTCAAACCAGCAGAACCAGAAGTTGCTCCTGATCCTGCGACGTTTACGACTGTTAGGTTGTTTCCGTACTGTAGGAAGTTATAGCAGGTCCACCAATCGGAGCCATAACGCTCAACGCTTGGAGTACCAAATGTTTCCTGTAGTTCCTTGACACTACTGATTAAAATACGTTCGTTGACTGGTCCCTTGTCGAAACGACCGACAAAGGCAGCGGGTGTAGTAGCGACAAGTGATACGATACCCGAGAAGTCTCGTTCGGTAACGTCTACACTGGGACTTAAAGTAAATGCCATTTTCTGTTCTCCTTAGATACGCTGCGTAATCACTTTATTTATACTTTTACATATTTAGAAAAGACCACTATCATTGGTATTCTGATCAGAATACCATCTATCTTTTCCATCCCAAACGCTGTCTTCTCCACCAGCATCACTAATAAATCCAAAGGGAGACATATCTTCTTCTAATTGTTCTATGTCTTCTTTGTATATATCTGTTCTAACGTCAACGTCTGTGAGGTTCTTGAAATACTCTTGTCGTGTGAGCCACCCAAACAACACTAAACACATCACCAAATCGTCGTGGTGTCCATCATCTGCCTCATATGACTGTTTTTTTGCCACAAACGTGGTGAGTTCTCCCACGATTTCTTGATCTTCTACTAGTAGTTTGTCTTCTTCTATAAGACTCTTCAACACAGAACAGCCTAGTTTCTTGACCACCTGTGATGTCCGAACACCAAACTGAACTGTTCCCTTACCGAAACCACCACTAATGGTCTGTCCCTTTCTGCCTTGGTGGGAACACATCAACACGTTTTCATACTCAAGATCTGAGTACAAAACGTCTGCTACCTGACCACCGATATCGTTAATCTCAACCAGGCAGAATGCGTTGTTATACTGCTCTGCTAGTCTCTTAACGACGGTTGGGTAAACCATAGGTGAAATAAGGTTGTTTCTAAAGCGTGCTACAACTTTATATGGGGGATTTGTTATGTCAATCACACAGAACGCACTGTAGTCCTTTCCCTGACCTCTGGAGGTATCCACAGTGATCACATAGGTATGTCCCTCTACAGGATCATCATAAACACAAAGTCCATCTGCGTTTTTGATCTTAGGCTTCACCCAAGCAAGGGAGTGAATCTTGTGTGAGGATATCAAGGTGTTACTGGAGCCGATGAAGTCACACTCAAACTCTGACTGGAACTGCTGCTCGCTGGTGTTGGCAATGGTTTCATTCATCCATGCCTCATCACGGAGAGGACCGCCTGGATACTTAGGAACCTGAGACCAATGGACCTCGATCGGAATATATTCATTCTTTCCAGACTCTCCCACCTCCTTGATGGCGTGCTTCCAATAATGATAGAACATGTTCAGTCCATTTGGAGTGGATACCATAAGCACCTTTGTGTTCTGTCCAGATGTCACGGTGGGATATACAGAACTAAAGAACTCTTCGGCAATATTATTTGGAACGTGAGCAAATTCGTCAAGGAAGATCATGTTAAACGAACCACCACGAATGGCAGATGATGATGTAGCAGAAGCAAGAACCTTGGATCCATTCTCTAGAATGATAGATCCCTTGTTCCATTCCACAATCCCTTGCTGTAGCCATAGGGGTAGATACTCGTATGCAAGTTTAAGACGAGATAGAATCTCGCGGGAGGTAGCCTGCTTGTTGGCGAGAATACCAACAGTCATTGACTGGTTGAATAAAATGTAGTGGAGAATGTAGGATACAATCGTGGTTGATTTACCGCTCTGTCTCGGTAATTTGGCAATCACAAAACGATTATTGTGAACCTTATTGATAATATCTTCTTGATAATCGTAGAGTTCAAATGGAATCAAACCCTCATCTAGAGAGACAACCTTAACATACTCTTTGATAAAGTAGTTTGGATCTTGGGCACACTTCATGTACTCTTTGACTTGCTTTTTTGTAAAGTTCTGTTCACGCCCCGACTCTTTTAAGTTGGGGTTTCCCAGATAACCACTTTTCTTATCCGTCATCCTTTGGTTCATCCACTAGTTCACTAACGATCTTCTTCGTGCTTCTATTGGCATTAATCAGGTTCTGTAACTCTGATGTTGATCCAATGAAGATTGAATTGTTAGTTGTTTCATTATTTTCAACTTTGGTGACTTCAACATCCTTGACCTTCTTATGAATGTCAATAAGATCTTTGTTCACATCTGCAACAGTCTTGATGAGTTGTGCAACGACTTCATATGCCCGAGGATGCTCACCCTCTTCTGCTACGTTCATAATCCCCTGAATGGCGTCCTTACCGTTGTCGATAAGATCCATTAGGTTCTTTCGTGTAGCAAGATAGTCCTTCTTGAGATCAGGATCCTGAATATCCTTATGATCGACTTTGATCTCAGTTGGTTTTTTCTTTACTATCTCTTTCTTTTCTTTTTCTTCAAAATCCACGCCTAACGCCTTTGCTAGATTTTTGTTGGGATCCATAATAATTCCTATCCATAAGTGGGACCAATGTAGTTCCCGTAAGTATCTATCGCTCCAGTTACGCCGTAGTTTCCTAGTTCATAGTTATACTCATATGTGTCGAAGGTAGAACCTGAAGTATATCCTGAGATACCACCAGAAACACCTGTCTCGAAGAACTCCATAGCACCAGACTTTCCTGTGATATAGTTCCAACTGCGAACATTGGTATCACTAATGAGTTTACCTGTTTTCTCTGGTCCGTAGATATATGTTTTTGCTGTGAAGTCGAATGTTAATAGAATATTTCTACGAGTATCAAAATCACCATCGTAGTCTTCTGCCAAAGTTGTGTCATTAAGAACAATAGGAATATCTACCTTCTTAAATAAATCGGTGAAGTTTACTGTGATGGTAAAATCTGGGGAGAACATTGGAAGAATCTGTTCCATAATCTGGAATCCATCATCCATATTTCTAACCATAGCATACAAAGAAAATGTTATATTATATGGCACTTCTGAATATGAAAATGTAGTATTTCCATTTGTGTCTGTGGCAGTGCAAGTTCGATTTAATCTATTCTTTGCTCTAGTTGGATCATATGATATAGCAGTAATCTCAAAGGACATTCGAGGTAATGTTATTTCTACTGTGGTTTGATTTTCATTGATACTACTAGGCTGATCTAGTCTCATCAAAAACTTTTCTGATGGACCATAAGCAAGAGGAACTCTAATACGATCGATTTGTGTTCCTTCGTTGTTTACACGGCGAATAACAATATTGTCGAATAGACTACCAAATCCAACAACCAGTTTTCTTACCGCAGCGTTATAATAAGTGCTAAACATCAGTAGTTACCCTCCGAGAATGGATCGGTTTCTGAGAAGTCTAACACACCTTGTTTCTCTACACCAAATGTATCGGCATCTCCATCTGGAGTATCTGTTACGACATTTTCTGGTACGACAAGATTTGTTAATGTGCTTCCTGTTAGATAGTATTCTGTACCCGACTTTTCACCTTGAATACTTTGCGTAGCACCGACAACGAATGGAGTTTTACTTATACTAGACACAGTTAACGTGCTTGTATCAAGTGACCAACCAACAATAGTTCCTGTTGATGTGGCTTGTCCTAGTGTTGCTCCTGTGATTCCAGCAGCCTGGAAAACTGTTTCACCCAAGTAGAATCCAGATCCTTCGGTTACTGCGGTGCTTACGGTAAACTCTGTGGCATATTCCTTCGTGTTTGTCATCTCGTCTGGACCACAAACACCAGTATCGAACTTCTCTAGTGAGTATGTGAAAAGTTCTGCTTGAAGTAAATAAGTTTGATTCTTACCTAACTGATAAAATGGATTTTCGTGTTCAACGAAGTTGATTTCAAACAAATAGTTACCAAGAGGGAAGTAAATCAAATCACCTTCCCGTGGTCTTGATAGTGGCTCTAGGTTTCCAACCTCGTCCATAAACCTTCTTCTAGAAACAACCATTTCAACTTTATCTTTAATCTCCAGTCCATACTTTGCTAGAATATCACCTTCACCTTCAAAGCCATCAACGCTCTGTAGATACATTTCTATTTCATAAGTCTTATCAAACTGACTAAGAACATCTTCACCAAATAGTCTGTCCTTCTTCACATACTCTCGGGGAAGATATAGAACATCCATACCCATCGTTTTGATTGCTTCGATGGTTAGGTCTTCCATTAGATTTTGTTCAGTGGAAGTGCTTTTAAAGTTGAAGTATGGATTTGTTGCCATTTATTACCCTGTCATGAAGTCGATAGGAAGTTCGTATTGTAATCTGATCTCTTCTTCAAGACGTTCGACCTCTTGCTCTGCTTGCTGGTATATCTCTCCACCCTTGAGACTGACTCCGCCAGGTAACTGAATACCATCATACTTGAGCATGTTCATACCCCACTGCTTCTTCAACAAGGCAGTAAAGTATTTCTTCACCATTCGATCATTGAAAATCTCAGTGAAGGTGTTTGGGTTCAGAGCGGCATACGCTTCAACTACAATATAGTCTCCAACAACCGCATCCGTAGACCAGTCCATATCGATGTGTAGTCTATTTGTAACCTTACTGAAACGTATAGCCTTATCTGGATTGAAGAAGTCATTGATCAGACTATTGTAACGTTTAAAGATATCATAAGAAGCAAGAGGTTCAGAACCTCCACCAAAGGCGTTTCCTGTGTTGATACCAAATACGTCGTTCAATGCCCACTGATAACGAACATCAAACATGTTTGATGAAGAAGATTCCATGCGGAAGATTCTAACCACAGAAACAATATCAGATCCATCAGGTCCATTTCCAGTAGGACCATCAACGGGTGGTAAAGACGTAGTTGAGATATATTCGTTATCGATGTCAGTCTGTGTTATCTGATGTTTAAAGTAACATCGTTCAACACCATCAAAGTGTCGTTCGGTAAAATAATCCAACGCTTCGTCTAGTCGATCTTCTGCCTGCTGGTAATCTACATTGATTTCAACAACAGGCGCACCGAGTTTACGCATGGCATAATCAATCAACTGACTTCTGGATGCGGGTGATGCCATTAAAAAATCTCCTATGTTCTAATGTATGTATAAGAACATAGGAGATCGTTTAGATTTTAGAAAGGTTTACTTTTTGTTTGTATCCAGAGGAGTTCCATTGACTGTCACATTAACACTATCAACATCTTTCATATCCATCTGTTCAATGTAATGTCTTCTAGTAATAGGAGATTTTGCCTCATCTGGTGATGATGGTTCATAGTTGGTAAATCCAGGCATCTTTAGAGGACATGATACCTTCGGATAATCAAGTTTACCATATTCATTTCCATCCGAAACTAACCATGTTTGTTTACGATCACCACACCCACAACCACCGCAAAAACTTTCTTTAGGATTTACCTTACTTTGACGTAGGTATTCACATGGAGGTAGTTCACCTTTACCATGACAAGACAACACACGGAGTTGCTTAGTCTTCTTATCAATCCTATTATTATTGATTCCTCTAGAAGCCATAGCCATAGCAAAGGAACCAACCATTCCTATTCTATCTTTAAGACTTTTCTTTGTTACATCTTTTGCAGGGGCAAACTTTACTTTTTTTTCGTTTGCTTTCTTCTTTGCTTTTTGTTTTTCGATTCGCTTGTTGATGTCATCCTTGGACATAAAGAGACTCCACTAGATAATAAAGGACATTCTGTTTAAGACTTGTTGAATAATACTCAGACTACTATAGTCTACACTACTATTTATACCAGTCAAGATTATTCTTATTTTTTCGGTATGTTGAATCCGATCAGCGTTTGTAATACCGCCAAAGATATATTCAAGTATCTTCTTGACACTAGCAGTATCACCCTCAACTGTATCTATTACATTACTCAGATCGATTGTTTCACAGTACACGGGGTTATCCCCTCTATTTTCAAAGTTACCAACGGCATTAAAGGTAGTATTGTTTAGATTAGTAAATCTAGTTATAGCAATAGTATCAGCCATCTTCTTTACAAAATCATCATAACCTGTTGCTTGAACATTATTGTTTCTGAAACTAAATCTGTTTAATGCAGGGTTTGTATCTGGAATCACTGCACCTGATATACTATCAGGAAGACTTCTAATCGTTCTGTTTGTTTGATTAGGTAATACAAACGAATCAAGAACAGTTGATGCAGTTACACAGTCATCTAGATTAATATAATCAATCGATGGACAAGAAGATAAATCTAAACTAGAAAGAGAACTATTTCTTTGTAGTTGAACTTCAAGTAAGAAAGGCATATTGCTAAAGTCTAAAGTGTTGAAGTTACATCTCTGTGCATAGAATGTTTCCAGTTGTGGATATGATCCTGAGATGCTTGATAGATTTTCATTATATCCTACTCTTAGATCCGCAAGATAAATACTATCATCTGCAAAAGTTAGGCTGCTCAGATTATTGTATGTGACATCTACACTTGTGATATTAGGGTTATTAGATAAGTTTAAAGTAGTAATCTCATTATCGCTCAGTGCAAGTCTTTCTAGTTTTGGACACCCAATAAGACTCAGTTCTTCTGTTAATCCACTTCTTCTAAAATCTAAAGCAGTTAGTTCTGGGAAGATTGCGACCTCGAAGTCAGTTTGTAACTCTTCATAAGAAGAACCTTGGAGTCCTAGTTGTCTTAGTTGATTCATTCCTATAAAGTTAACATACTTAATTTTTCTATTTTCTTCAGGAAGTCCAAATCCACCTGTCCAATAGAAACTAGGATAGTTCAAAATCAATCTAGTGATTGTATCACGGGGTTGATTTGTTTCTAACGTAACACCCTTAATCTCTCGTAATGTTTCTGAAGAGAATGGAATAGTAAATGGTTCTTGTTTATCTACTCTGAAGAAAAGTTGTTGTGAATCTTGAATAACAATATCATCTAAGAACGTTCCAGTTCCGTCTTCCAGAGCAGATACGATAAACGTTGTAAATGGTTCATTGGAATAGTTATACTTTAAATCACCGATGGGTCTACTATCAGTGTATATTTCTTCATTTTCAAACGGGCCACCTATATTGGGTGGATCAATGTAAGTAACCATGATATTCTTTGAGAAGTTTGTTTCATCATAATACGGAATAGCATCTACTGTGGGATCACCACAAGTAGATCCTGCCCATATATCTCGTTCATTTTGTCCGTCTTGTCTTGCAAAAACTCTCAAGGCTGTTTCAGTTGGTTCTTCATCAACAACACACTTACACGAAGCGGTTCCGAGATTTTCTTCTGGAGTTACTGGTTCTAGGAACGCTACCATACCACAATCTCTATTCGCACATGAAGTTCCAGGCCCGTGGAAAAATCCTTGCTGTCCTTGACACTCTAGATAAGTTTTACCATCTAAACATGTATTTGCATCGGTGCAACAAGAACCTCGTTCTGTTGGTCTGGTTAATCCTACATCATCACAAGTCTGACAACCAGAATGCCATTCACCGTGAATAAGTTCACAGTCTGGTTTTGTAAAGTTGTCGAGACAGGCGGTTTGTCTGCCTGTATTATACCTGTAGTTAGTTAGACTTCTATTACTACCTGTGCCGTCAACATAAGTACCATCTTTTGTTGTACTGATCTCACATCTTCCTAGAGTGATATCTGAATCAAGATTTACTTCATTTCCACAACTAGGATCTGAACATTTTCTTCCGGGTCTCCACGTTACTTTTAACCTATTATTAATATCATTCTCATTCCAGTTGACGTTATTTTGTGCCTCTAATACTTGTAGATAATAATCACGCCTTCTTTGTAGGGCATTAAAACACTGAAACTCTGTTTTCATGTCACCACACTCTAGGTCTGGATTTCTTCCATCAGAAAGTACAGAGTCTTCGAGGCGACAAGAACCTGCTAAATATCTATCACCGATTCCACTTGGTTTAACGGTATCAAATAGTAATCCAGAAGCGGGAGCAGATCGTATATCATCACAATAGATTCCAGGCCACCATTTTCCTTCTAACTGTGAACACTCTTCTGATGTTTTTGATTCGCAAAGATAATGTCCATTTGAGGTTGGATATTGACAACCACCCCACATAGTTGCCTTACTTATATCACCATCAGTTGATGATATAATACCACCGGGACATTCTCCTGCGGTATTAACTAAAGTAACCCATACAGGTTCTTTTGAATATGTTGGACCGGGAGTTCCGTTCCATTTACCTGAAGTTGGTTCACCGCCTACATTTGAATCATAATAGTACTTTTTGGGAGTTGGTCTTGAACATACTAACTGTCCACCACCGAAGTTACCATTTGAATCTCTGTTCTGTTGTTGATCAGGGATTTCTCTTCGTCTTTCCTCTATAAATGTTCCTGTCCTACAATCATAATCGATAGAACAATCTGCATTGATGATCCACTCACCATTATTACGAGTAACACAATCTGCTTCTGTCATTTGACCAATACAAACTCCAGCCCTACAACAAGCACTGGTTTCTGTAATATTATTTAAGTTACCGCAAGGATTGGAGGCACACTGAAGTTCTGTTCCTGTTTGAATACCATCGTGAAATACTCCACCAAGTGAGGCACAATAATCAGAGTTACAAGTGTCGAAGCAAGATCCATCACCGATGCAGCAGGCATATTTTTGATCTTTGATTGAAGATAGTTTTTCTCTTTCTACTTCGGTACAAACTCTACCCTCAAAAAACTCAGCATCAAAATTTTCTTGAGTTATACAATCTGCCTCTAAAATATTGTTAGTGCAACTACTACACGTTTTACATGCTCCGTGTAAGTCTGAGTTTAATGGTGCTGGTGGTTTGATTGCATCACCGCCAGGACATCCTTGAACTTCACATGTAGAATCTTTACCTCTAAAAATACCCAAGTCTCTTTTACAATCAAGGTACTTTACATTGTCTTCACAAACAAATGTATTATTAGTTTCATCTACGGTACAACAAGCGCCAACATCGTTGCCGTTTGGTTGAATTGCTTTTGATCTTGTTCTAAACTCTATAGCCATAATCTACCTTTAGATAAATCTCATTTCGTAAACATTGTCTCTTTGTGTAATTAAAATCTTCACATCAGTATTTATTCGTCTAAAATCTCGTCCGCCGGCGGGAAGTCTTGGAATCCCGGGATTGTTGGTAGTAAACGGATTATTCCACTCCGAAGGAACACGGGGATCCTTGATTGCTGGTCCCCACACCTCTGCTGCACGATCCTTACAAACTCCATTTCCTCCACCTGAACTAGCGGTTGAGTTTGAACCCAAACCATTTCCTCCAGTAGCAGGAACTCCTATTGGTGAGGATGCTGGTTGAGTTCCTTGACAACTCGATCCAACTTGATCCGATCCAAAACCTTTGGGTGCTTTTGTTCTGTCGTGAATAAATCGGCAACTACTAAAGACGTATTGTTCACATGGACCATCGGGACAAGTACTAAATGTTGGCGGGGGAAGACAGTTACAACCCTCACATGCTGTGAGTTCTGATATATCATCTAGAGTTCCTGCTGTTGCTTTCGTTGTATTGTTTTTAAACGGATCACATGGTCTACCGTCCTGTTCGCAAATGGTCTGCTTATCGCATTGTCCACATACACTCTCTGCTTCACGAACTGGATCTACACAAGCGGCAGGTTCAGTTGTATTACCATCTACAATATTACACCAATCAGTAATATCGTTCAAATTGTTTGAACAGGCGGATGGGAACCCGCCACCGTCACCACATTGCTCTGTCTTGTGATAGAAAACACCAAGTTCTTCTAGTTTTACTCTATCCTCCATAGGACATGGTTTCGCCTTACATCCGCCAGGGTTCTTGCAACAATCTTGCCATCTATAGGGAAGTTCAAGACCTTGTGGAGTGACATAAGGTCTTCCACTTTCTCTTACCTTATGATCCGTTGGATCAAAAACATCGTTAGGATATTGACTTGGTTTATATGGACCACTTCTACCGTCCCAAGGTCGGTTCCAGCCTGGAATGTCACCATCAAAATCACAGTTACTGCAAGTTATTTTAATATCATCCACTATACAGTCTTCACACGAATTCGCATTACTAGTACTGAATACATCGTTGTTAGGACAGAACAGAGTCCAATACATGCAACAACATGCACCAATGAACTTAGTTTTAGGACAACCAGACATAAAGCAAGGATCAGTACTGAACTTCCCCTTACATCCTGTATTAGTGTTTGGGTTATAGGCTGAGTTGTTTCTTGATACGATGAAAGATCCATCATAGCAGTTACCACCAAAGAAACAGCAAGAACCAGTTAACCAGTCGCTGCGTGGATCTATTCCACCGCCGCCACCTCCGCCGCCGACGCCACCAAAGCCTCCGAATCCTGCGAAGTCAAAACCATCACTATCTCTCTCTGGTTTGATACCATCATCATCATCATCATCATCATCACAACCGTCCGGACCTGGCGGTTGTCCAGTTTCTTCACAACAATCCACGGGACCATTACAACCACACCCCGGTGGATCATCACAACAATCATCTCCATCACAACAGTCATTTCCTGCATCCGGATCACAACAAGGACTTCGATTTGGATGTCCAGGCGGACAGTCACAACAATCATCTTCTACACAGTCACAAGGACATTCTCCTGCTTGATAACAACTTACACTTTCGCATTGTGACTCATCACCCATGAACAGTCCACCAACAGCGGAACATTGTTGTGGTGTTATATCATCAATACACTGATCCACACAAAGGCAACATGCTCCTCGATATTCTTTCTGAGGACAACAGATATCACAGTCTTCTACATTTGGTGTCCACTCGCCACTGAATACATCGCATTGAACCTTTGTTGTGATTCCGAAACATTCACCAGAGAACTCGTTGCAGCAAGTACCAAACTCAAAAGGCTGACAAGCGTCAAGACCATCACAGATATCACAAGGAGTCTGTGGAGGTATTACGCTACTTTCTGGAACAAAGTAACCATTAATGAGATTACAAGAAAGTGCAGTTGCTGGTGTCAAACATATAGGTCTTGCTACTGTGTTTAATACTACACCTTCGCAATCTGCACAGTCGTCCTTGATTCCGCCAGGACATATAACCGAAGTAATATCATCAGGAAGATTTCCATATATTGTTAGACACGCACCATCAACTGAACAGTCTTGACAACATTTTTTACTGTTACCTCCCGTAAAACAGAAATCTGGCTCACCAGCGTTGGGACTACTAGGGGGTAGGATGGGGGATCCACGGTCTGCACAAACCACACCGGGAATATAACCACCATCCAAAAAATTGCACTGATCACGTTGACAACTGTCACTGATATTAACACAAACATGTCCTCCGTCTGGAATGCTTGCGTCGTACAAACAACAAGATCCGAGTTCTTGCGTACAAACACCACAGTCTCCATCGGGACAACAGGACAGAGGATTTGCTTCACTACCACATTCACCAAAACAAGCCCATGACTGACATACTGGATTCTGATCGGGACAGTCGATGGTGCCGCCGTCAATCTGCTGACAATCGGGATCGTCTGGATTATCTACACAATAGCAGTTATCTTTTACTGGCCCATCACTATCATCACAAACATATTCTATTGTAGTTTCTCCTACACCAGTGCAACATGCACCCTGTTCGCCCGCACCACAAACATCATCTGTTCTATTTGCACATGCAACATTTAGTTCAAATGATCCTCCATCACCGAGACGATCACAATATTCTTCACTTACAAAATCAACGCAGTTCAAGTTATTACAACAAGAACCCAAGTTACTAGTCTTGAATACATCAACATCCCACCCATAACCAGTCATTGTTGCATACCAAGTTTCACCATTATCAATAGATGCTAAGTTTACAATATCAATACCACTAGTGAAAGTTGGTTTTCCTGCGAAGAAAACATTATCAGGGAATGCTATATTTTCTGGTCCGCCTTCTACGACTATGGTGATGTTTTTCATTTCAGCATAATCAAGACCGTCATCTGCGGCGAGTGAAAGGCCAGGACGTTGCTCGTATGACCAAGTAATACCTGCGATCTGGAAAGGTGCTTGCACCTGAAAGAAGTTGGTATTTGTGATATCTAGATTTATTCTACCCGTAACTGTTTCTATTGAAGTTGTTGCAGAACCACATGTATTAGTACAACACTGAGTTTCAGTATGGTCACAACCACAAACAGATTTACAACCAATCTGAAATCCATACTCAGGCTTTAGATCGACTTGATCTTCACCACAAGAAGGCATAACAACCATACGAATCTTACCATACCAAGGATCTAAAGTATTCTCAGACTCGAACATGTCTTGGGTGATTCGTAAACAATAAGATGCGGCAGTATATCCTGCAATCTTAAGTGGACCAGCAGTGCAGAAATCTTTGCCTCTGAACTTTGCTCCTATGAAATCATCGTTGGATCTACATCCACTATCATAGATTATGGTTGGGTGTTGACCTTGATCAGTATCAGAATCAGATGGACAAGGAATCGGATCGCCTGAATCTGCTACGTTCCAAGTTTGTGGGTGGACATTAGACTCAAAACCATCACCAGAAAAATATCCTTCTGATGCGTTGATGTATGGAGTATTGAAGTTAACAATATCTCGTCTAGTTTCCTCATCACCATATCCTTCATCAGAGAAAGATACAGTTCCCGAAAGAGGATCGTCAAAGTTAATCTCTGTCGCACCCCATAAAGGATATTTAAGTTTCTCTGTTATAGTTGTATTTGGATGTTTTGTTCTTAGTAAAACAATACGATCTTCTTGATTTTCTGTTGTGACACTTATACACAGATTTCCGTATGTGATACCATCACCATCAACGTATCGACATATGGAGGATACATCTAAAATATACTCTCTTAGATTATCATTGCCAAGTTCTCCTACCTTAAACACTTTTCCACAAAAGGCAGAGTCAAACTCATCAGTAACCTCATCGATTACGTTACGGAACTTAACTTTAATAGAATCGCCTGTTCCTGTATTATCACCTGATGCGCCGAAAAATGTACCATATCCACCTTGTGCTTTCCAACGAGGATCTAGGTGTAAGAACTCTCCAGTCGCTCCACGATCTACATAACCACTTGTGATACCACCTGTACCGCCAATATAAATCTCTGTGTCTGTTACATAAAGTTGAAGATCACCACCAGCAGTCAGTCCTCTAAACTGAAAAGTTGTTCCTGTTCCAGGCCCGTCAGATTGACTAACGAAAACTCTCCCAGAGGATCCAATGTTTTCTGCTCCAGCGGTTAGTCCAATATAAGAACCCAAACCATCTGTAGTTCTTTGATTTGTGGGACGATCCTGTTCTCGTGTGGGGAAAGCATTCGGCCCTGTTACGGCATCAATAACTACAAAACTCAAATCCGAAAAAACTAATTTTGCTTTTCCTTGATTATTATTATATGGATATTCATATTCAATCAAGTGTGGTGAGTTTGGTCCGGTATCACCAGTTGGACCTGTATTTCCATCAACACCAATAACTCCGACGGCCTTTACACCTTCGGGTCCAGTTGGTCCTGTTACTGATTGAAATGTACTATATGCCATATAATCCTCTAGTTATGTATATCTGTTATACAGGTATCGTGCCGCAGTCTACCTCTTCACCAATAGGCTGCTGGTTATCCAGACATCCAATACCGTCGCCGTTATAAGTAAATACACTTCCGATCGGCTGATCATGTATTCCATCACAGTTTGAAGTACGAATGTAAAACTGGTTATCAGACTGCAAGACGTTTGGACTCCCAGAGAACAACGTACTAAGTTGAACGGTTCTGAATCGAGGCGGATCGAGTCCCTGAATAAAGTCTGCTGTTACGTCTTGACAACATTTATTTTCATCAGGATCATCATTACACCCACCATTCTCTGTGTACAAGTCTGTGATGTCGTCAAAGGGAATCGCACATCTTGTTCCATCTCCTGTACATAAAAGTATTTTAACATCTGGTTTACATGTACCCGAATCTGGGAATAGACTGAAACTATCTTCATCAAATCCTACAAATGTGTTTGCATCAGGACATTCAAATGGACCGCCTCCAGCACTCTCCAGACAGGTGAACGGCGTGATCGTGGCGGAACTACACTGGCCACAGAAACAACATGATTCAGTATTAGCACAATCTGTACACTCTACGGACCCTTCAGGTGCTTCGCCAGTTTCTTGTGGTGATTGAGGACCATCAACAATCACTCCCGTAATACCACAAGTATTAAGTAGATAGTTACCATTACAGTTACCTTGTTCTACATGTACACATCTAGTTTCACCAAGGAACGTAGGAAAACAGCACTTCACTAAGGTTGGTTCTGGACGATCTACACATGTTTCACATACAGTCTCTCTCGCACCCCATGTACCATTCAGTGTAGATTCACAATAAAACCTACCGATATTATATTGACATATTGGAGGTCCAGCCGAATCTGGTCTATGACAGCAGTATCCCCAGCCTTCCTGATTCATACAAGTTGCATCAACATCACATGATGTGGTCGTTACTGTATTATCACTACCCGCGGCCGCCGAAGTATTTTGTGGTCCGTTCACAGTAGAGGTTAAACAAAAACCCTCTTCTCCAATAAGCACGGCATCTGAACAATCATACTGTGCATTTTCTGTACTGAATGTACCATTCCTATTTGGACCTAGAGGTATTCCCACACAACATGTAAACTCTTGCGGTTGTTCGCATGGGCTTGAAACACAACTTTCTCCTTGAGCAAACTCTTCTTCATTAATAATAAAAGTTCCTCCAGAGGGGATAACAACACGAGAATCGTTGATCTCTACGATTTCACAGGCACTTTCATCACACAAACGACCAGTTGGAACAGCACAATCACCAATAAACCATGTTCCATAAATAATGAGGTTTCCATCGATTCGACCACTTAGTTGACACATAGCCTGGGTGGTTGGATTTTGCTCTGTTCTATAACTTTGGTTTCCATTATCTATGATTTGAAAACAACATCCAACAGGCTCATCGGGGGGACATGATTCCGTGTCTTCGTCTGCCGGACCGCTCCACACACCTCCGCCGGAGCACTTCTTTTCACATGTATATGAATGTTCATTTTGACCGTTCCCGACTGGTGTGCAACAGTTACCCAAGGGCTCTCTACCACATTCACAAGCAAGAGACTCACAGATGACATCTGGTTGTGTCCAAGTCCCGCCCTTGTTTCTGCATTCAAATAATCTCAACGGCTCACAACCATCGTCAGAACAACACTGTCCGATAGGACAAAGACTTTCTTGTGGTTGTTCTGAACAGTCTGGACCTAAAGTTTCTCCTAGATTGCAAACTAAACGATCTACACAACTACCTGTCTGACAGTTATAACATCCTACAGTGGGTGGATCAAATGGTTCTATAACGCTAGGTGTTCCACAAACAGAACATGCCGTTCGTGTATCACCTTCACGACATAAGACTCTGTTTTGACAATCAGTAACAATCAATCCATACAACTGGTTGTTGTTATTTCCTACACCCTTGTTGAGTCTGATTGTGGTTTCAACTCTGTCTTCTCTGGATCCTGTTCTAACGGGCAAATTATTATCACAGTTCCCGCTGTAACAAAGACCAAGATTATTTGTGCTACCAACTAGTGATTCATTTGGATTATTTGGATTATCAATACCATAAATCAATGCGGTGTATCTTGCGGTGTCGTTACTACTACCAATAGTAGAAGGTAAATCCCGTTGACCTGCTATACATGAACCAGTGAGGGGACATAGAACTGGAACGAAACTAAACGCCAAACCACCAGGCACCTGTCTCTTATTGGGTGTTGTGGGATCACTATCATCACTATCATTCAATAAGTTTGGATGTTCTACTTTATCTCTAAAGTTCGCATAAAGAAGATCCTTAAAATCACCGGTGATGTTCTCCTCACAGTTTGGAACTTCGTTTCGTGTGTTCTCGATTCTAGTTCTGCATTCGTTAGAAGAGTCTTTAAAGTTTTGTACATCTTGTGGATTGAATCTACCAAAGTTTTGTACTTGGCCTTCAACATCTTCCCACCGAACATCATTACCACAGAATGGATTATGATTACTACATTCTCCCGCATAAACCTCATCGAAGTATGCTTCGTAAAGAAGAGCGGCATTTTCATCCCACGCACCACCACGCTTACACCACTTTAATGCTTCTGCCGTGTTGTCACCAATACTCATTTGGTAAGCACAGAAAGAGTTCAAACAAGGTTCACAAGAAAAGACAGGTTTAAATGTATCTGTTGGTGTAGCGTTTGGCCAACTAGTTGCTGTTCCTGGCCAAACTTTAATATTTTCATTACAATCTGGACTTCCTCCACATGGGAAGTAGTTATCTTCAGGCCATTCTGTTTGTTCACATGTTGATTCTGGGTTATCATTCAGACGAACTATAAAATCTTCACTGAGTCCCTTTCCACACAAACCAGTAGTGTGAGTAAAGAAACAATCATCAATAGTTTGATCATACTGACTGACACCCTCACAAACACTATCATCGTTACATTCGTAATCAACACCGTATATCTTAAGTTCATTACAATATGCTTTAAGTGTTCCAGCAGCAATGACGTTTGGTGACAAGACGTTAACATCAGTTTCACATGTAGTTACCTTGTTGTGACCAACACAATATCCTTGTGTTAAAGGTCCACCATTCTGAACGGTGGTTGGACTTATATTAAAGTCAGGCAAAGCAAAACCTAGAGGATCGTATGCACCGACTGGCTCCCCCGTTGTTGTATCGATGTCTCCCGCGTAGTAATACATCTGCTCGGCAAGACCGTTGGCACAAGCAGTTTCATTTACTGCATAAGAAAGAACTCCTGCTCTAGCACAGTTGTTCTTTTCTAATACTGGTGGTTCTGGTTCTTCACATGGACTACTTACAGCACAATCTGCTGAAGGATTATCATTTTGATATACGCCCCCAAGATCAATACAATCGTATTCATTCTGGATTGAACAATCCTGTAAATCATTCGTACAGCAGTAGCCAAAATCTAGTGGACTGGCACATGAATAAGTAGGAGGAGATGTTCGATCGAGATAATCTGATAAGTTCAATGAACAGTTGGTGGCAAATATTCCTGCATATCTGGCACCATTTACAACTTGACCAATAACATATTCATCGCTTGTGGCATCGTCTGGTAGTAGTTCTCTATAGACTGCTAATGCTCTTCCAACATCTGTGGAACTAGTCATTGTGATAACCTGAGAGAATCCACTTTCGTTTATTGTAAAGAACTTATTTCCCTCAGATCTGGTTGATGTCCAATATTGCGGATTTTCGTCTGTAACATTGAATAATACGTTATTGTATAGTTTATTTGTGTAAACCAGATACGCCATCTCAGAAGCACTTGGAATATATCTAAACAGTTCTGCTGCCATTCCTTCTGTATTGAAAGATTTGGCCCAAGGCATTGCTTCTCTGTCTGGATTATATTCTAATCCTTGATCATCATAACGCTCAAAGTATGTGTTGTGATAACCATCAGACATTCTATCACAACCAGTTGGTCCAGATACAAAATTCGTATCAATGAGAGGTAGAAGTTTAAGATCAAAGTCGGAATTACTTCCTGTGATTCCATCAACCCAAAGTCTCCATTTCTTAAAGGTTGGTGTATTAGTTGTATTACAGTCACATTGAATAGAATCAGCACATATATCACAACCAGTTGCTCCTGCAACCCATGTACCACTACATTCTATTTTTCTTACGGGATATGAGGGAGAACACCCATTTTCTGTACAACAGATTCCAAGGGGAATAGATTGTCCTGCACAACAATCTACATTACCACAAGTGGTTCCAGCACCCATGTGAATACCGCCGTCTTGTCGGCATTCTTCTGGTAGTTTTCCGCCTATACACTCATCTGTTAAACAGCAAGCACCTTTAGTAAACTCTACGCATGGATCTGGTGCGTCTTCCTCGGTAGGACATGGAGTGTCACTTACAAAGGTTCCACCAAGTTCGTTACAAGTTTCTTGATCTGTACTATAAGGTACACCATCAACACAACAACAACCAACATTTGCACAAGGATCAGGACATGTAAATGTTCCACATGCCGTGTTTAAGAAGAACTGTCCTCCAACTGTTGCACATTTTTCTCTAGAGAAGTTGTAACAAGTGTTGTTTACACAACAGGCACCAAACTCTTCAGCACATGGTTCAGAGAAACAAGTGGTTCTATTGAAAAAAGTTCCTTCACATTCGTTACCGAAAACATAGTCTCTACAATCTCCATCTTCACAACATGCACCTATTCGTACTTCATTATCACGGGTTCCAAAAGTTACACCATAATCTAGTCCCGCAACAAAACATTGCCAACTTACCCCCTTATCGAAAGAGATACAGTTTACAATGTCAGTTCCAGAAGTTGTTAGAGATGGAGTCCTATAGAACTTGAATGGATTGAGGTTAGTGTTAAATGGATTTCCTTGACTAGACAATCCACCATTCTTGATGATCATTGTTAGGTTAACAGACTCACCATATGTAACACCGTCAGCACTAAGAGCAGACAAAGAAGCATTTGTATTTGCAGTTCCAGAAGTAATCCTAAAGTTTTCTTTACCTACAATATAATGAGTGTTTGCTTCGTTAGTGTCTAGCGTAACAGATCCACCCGCGACAGGATCGTGACGTTTTACTAGTTCCTTAAAGTCACCTAGAATGGCATGAAGAGAATCTGATTCTGCACTTAGTCCATTTGACTCTTTGAAGAATGTTCCAGTGGCACCAACAATATAGTTGTCTCCTCCATAATAGAGTAGTTCTCCTGTACCACCAACAATCTGTGACTGCTGACCCGATCCTTCAGGTGCAGAGATTTTTAATCCAGCAGGAGTTGTGAGTTCTTCGATTGTAATATCTGGGTCATCTGTAACTATTGATTTAAAGTAGGCAGTGGGTCCGCTGATTCCTCTCAGAATACTAGCACCCGTTCCAACAACATCAATGTCAAGTCTAGGATTACAAGGAGAGCCAAGGTCAGGTAAACAAGGATCTCCCACTGGAATACATGTTCCACAACAACAATAACTACCTTGTCCTCCAACACCCCCAGAAGGACACTCTAATCCAGCAGAACAACTATCACATATTACACCACCAACTCCACCATTAGAAGAAGCAGTTGCTCCCGCGATAGGACCAATGACAAAATACTCTCCATCAAGATTTACTAGTAATCTTTGGTTGCAGTTTGTAAGACCAGCATCAGCACTGATACCAGAACCAGTTGCCCCAGTTGGTCCAGTCGATCCAGTATTTCCAGTGTTTCCTGTAGTTCCAACAGAACCATCTGGTGCTGTTGGTCCCTTTGGTCCTGTTGGACCCATTAATGTAGAGATGGAAGAGTTGGCCATATTAAAGTCCTGATTTTTTACCTAGTATGTAGTAAAGAATATATCTACATTTGGATTGGATTTCAAAGGACTTCCGTACCAAATAATGCCGTTATCGTTTTTCTGTCCATAAGAAACAAACTGATATATGTCAGTTGCGTTCGTGAGAACTGGTCTTTCGTTGTATGGGAAAATCCAGTTGGGTGGGAAAGTATCACCATCCAAGGTTGCTCCATCATCTCTTCGTGTGAAGTCACCACCCTTTACTATTAGAGTAAAGGCAGATGCTCTGTTTGTATTGTCGCCACCAAAGTAATCCTTGAACTCGGCGGTCAGTGGCGTGATATCATTGAACTTAACAAAAGGAGCCTTTGTACCCAAGTCCCCATCTGTGTTTCCTGTTTCATCTCGATAAAGTTGGTTAGCATCAATGACCCAAACATTCCCCCAACCAGCAGACGAACCATATGGGTCGCTTTGTATTGTTGAACTACCAAGATGAAGGCCTGGATTTACATTAAACTCTATTGTTCTTGTTCCATTTACAATCGATCCACCACTAACCTCAGTAAGACCGAAACGATATCCAACCTCATTGTAACTACGAGAGATTGCCTTAATGTTTTGAGTTTCTGGATTATACTCAAAACCTGTTGCACCTCGAACTAGTGGAGTTGCTTCTGCACTGTTTCCACCAGATCCACCCATGTAGGCAATCTGTCCAGTTGCTCCACTAACTGGAACAGGAATAGTTCCACTACCAGTATATCGAACGATGATTTCGTCGTCCGTCTGGGTTACTACAAACCCACCAGTTCCTGCAATAGTTTTTAGATATATTTTATTATCTTCACAATCACCAGTAAAAGTAAGTGGTTCATGTGGGCCTGTTGTTTCAGAATAAACCTCAAAGACAACTTCACCTTGAGGCCCTAATCTTCTTGGATTTAGACAATCTATTGTAGTTGAGATTTCAAGATCAACGGTGATAATATCATCATTAGTGTATGTTGTTCTTGCCTGGTAAGTTCCAGTATCATTGAAATCAGCAATCGTGATGTTGTCAATAGTATAACCACTCGCTCCAGTAACACCAATAGAGCCAGTGTTGCCTGTGGGCCCTGTTTCTCCATTTGGTCCTGTGCCACCAGTGGGTCCGGTGGGACCAATCTCACCTATATTATAACCGATTACACTATTTGACATTTATCATCCTGCTGATACTTTGACTATTCCATCCACACCTGCATACAAAGATCCTGCTACGGCTGGATCTGAAGTAGGTAGGTCTGTAAGAGAAAGGGTCTTGAGACTGAGTTGATTTAGGAATGAAGTATAACTCGAATCACCAAGACGAATGATCCAGTTTGTCGTAACATAAGGAGGCAAGTTTTCAATGGAAGTCAAACCACTCTCGGTTGTCTCTGAGATTCCAAAGTTTATATTTGTATCTTGATTTGATATGAGATTCATCTCTATCTTTTCTGAACCACCTTGCTTATTCAAGCCACTGTTAGTTAAGTCTCCCGTTGCTCCCATTATAAACTTATTTCGGAGATCGGGTGTAAGAACAGAGTCAAGAGTTACTGTATCAACAGTTACCTCAACAAAAGTTCCTCTAGAAATACATCTAACTTTATCGCCTGCCTGAAATCCAACAGGAGTTAAAGAAGTTTCTGTAAATGACGCTTGACCATTTTCACCACGAACACCATCGATATTTTGTGATGTTCGGAAGGATGTGTATTCAACAAGAAGTCTATTGTTTCCACTTTCTATTACAGTTGCCACTATATTACCTAGTTCTACAGTATCACATTGAGGAGGCTCTGTTGATGTAAATGTAATACTATCACGGAATCCATATAGTTTGTTAATCGTTGAAGCAAAATCTGGATATGATGATGCACTGATTGGACTTCCATTACATAAAGCCCATCCAGTCGGAACTTTGGTTGCATCTCCAGCAAAGGCATGGATAGATCCAACTGGGTTAACTCCGCTCATATAAACAGCAGTATCTCCCCCTAGATAGTTACCCACATAGTTTTTAACAATACCTTTATCTTGTGTTACACCATTAATGCTCACAGATGGGAGACGAACCACAACTGTCTTCAGAACGGATCCTGCGTCGTTTGGTGGGGTGCTGTCCATCACACCTGCGGTTACGGAACTAAGGAAGAAAACTTCTGCCGCAGTAGAACCAGCAATCGCACCTGTTTCCGCAAAGGTGTTCATTATAATATCACCAGCCATAACGTAGCCAAAGATATTAGTAGAGACAGATCCCTCAGCAACAACACCACATACCTCTGCGTTTGCTGGACTATCTGCTTGTGCTAGTGTGTAACCATTTGAATCAACATCAAATCTGATTACATTACCTGATGTAAAACCGTGACTAGCCTGAACCACATCAACTTTAAGTTGTGATCCAACCTGAGTTACCTCTCCAGCAATAGGAGTTCCTGAAATATTTGAACTAGATGAATTACAAGTCATTCATTGACTCCTGTATTGAACTCTGAATTTAGAACATAGTGGAAAGCCACCACATCTCCGAACACCCACCCGAATAGCGAGTTGAAACCAAAACCTGTTGTTGAACTAGAAGTTCCAAAAACTGAGGCACGACTTTCCCATGAACGAGCCTGATTGTTATAACCTCTAGTTCCTGAAGTTTTATCTAACTCTCTACCAGCACTAAGATTAAATGCCATATTTGAAGTTCCCTTTGGTGAATATATCTTCACACTAGTTGGAACCTTTCTTAGTTCGACGGGAATCCGAACTAGTGACCTAGATGAACCACTAATCATGCTAATACTTGGTGTTGATTCATCCGGTGAAGATGTTGATAGCATAGTTGACTTTCCGACATAATCAGTAACCTTGTATGAAGTCTGATAGAATCTCTTACACCTTCTCAACTCTTGATCTATATCAACTATCGAAGGATCGGTGACTATAAAACCAGACTCCATTTGAACCTTGGCAAGAGAAACCTCTCCTGCATAGAGAACATCAGCAGCACCTGTATTACCAGACATACCTCGGAACCTATATGGGAAAATGGATAGTTGTGCCCAACTCTCATCTCTGTTTATTAGACCTGATGCTGTTGGTCCGATGACAGGGGCAAATTTCATTGAGTATCTTGTCCATTTATATTCACCATCCAAGTAAACTAGAGGTAGAATCTGGTTACTTGAGGTTCCTCCTGTAGTTCCTTCCCAATACTGAGTGTATTCAACTGCAAGGAATCCTGTGACTCCAGTTGCACCTTTAGCATAAAAGGAGACAACAGCAGGTTGTCCTGCTAGGGTATTCGCATCTTCAATCACGTTATTCCAAGAGATAAAATCACCACCGTCAACTGCGGTTTCGCCTGCACCTGGCGCAAAGTTTGCCCTCACTCTGGCATAATATTCTGGATTACCTCCAACATCAGTTTGACCCTCGGAGAATACACCACGCTCAATCTCTGCTATGTCCTTACCAACAGGAGAAGTTAGTCGTTTGTTTCTATACCATCTGTCAGCGAAGTAAGTGTCTGCGGTTCCTGTATGTGTAGAATCTACACCAACACCTCTTTGCCAAATATCAAAACCACCATTGACTAGTAGATTTTTGATTCCTTGACCTACAGTATTAGAACCAGCAAGTCCCCCACCTCCTACTTGAGCCCCGTTTATACCACCTTTAACTTCTTCCGCAGTAAAGGCATCTGGATCTTGTAAAACATTGTCTAATGCTCCCTGACTTGGATTACTATAACCCTGACCTGGCCTTGTGTTGAAGAAGTAGATCTGATTAGATGCTCCAAGACGCATAGCAAGTGGAGTCGATGGAAAAACTTCAGGTCTTTGTGACAACTGACCAGTCTCATATCCACCATAATACAATGGATCACCATCAGAATCAAACACTCTAATATTTGTTGCCAAGTCAAATGTGTCTGTTGGTTCTGTGACACCATGTAGTAACATTTCGGAATCATTAACTACAAGACCCAGTGTTCTTGATATATGTTGTAATGCGTTATTTGCCGTAGTTAACTTGATGTAAGTTCCGCTATCGTTTATTCCTACAAGATCACCAACAGCAAATCCACTAGGTTTAGGTATTCTAATAGATCGACCGTTACCAGTAGCACCACCGCCACCACCTCCGCCGGCGAATGAATTTACTTCCTGACCTCTGTAGTTTACAAACAAACCTCTGTCTGCTGATAGACCAATGAGGACAGGTTTTGAAACGTGTCCAGGCGTGTTTGGTTCTACCGTTGTAATAAATCCTTTACTCAAAGGAGAAAGGAAGTATGGACACCCAACAGAGAGGACTCCACCAGAAACTGTTGTGAAGTCTCCTTCGACCTCACCATTAAACGTAACTTCAAAGTCAGAGTCTCCGTTGTCCCTAGAAATCATACCAACTGCTTCTGCTAAAGTAGATCCCCCACCACCGAACGCCAAGGTAAATCCATTTGCATCGGCACTAGATGCCCTGACTACATTACCAAACTGGAAGTCGTGCGATACACCTGACACTCTTCTCTTGTTCACACCTCTAAGGATATCAACTCGACCATCGTAGGATCTGATTCTAGCGATCTCACCAGAAAGAGTTGATCCTACAGGGATTGTATCTAGAGTGTGACCATTGCCGATTATCAGATCTGTTACGTTCTGTTTAAACGCAAGAGTCTTTCCGTTTGCCTCTCCGAAAAGAATCTGCTGCATTGAGGCATTAGCGAGTGTTCCTCCACCAATCATCTTTAAGTCTTGGTTAGTAAACCAAGCACCACCAAGGTTCAGTAAGAATGGAGCAGTTGTTCCTGTGTTGAAGTCGGGCCCAGTATATGATCCTACAACAATACCACCAGTGGCATAACCTGCGACTGGACTATCATCACCATTTACATTTACAAGTCCGTTTGGAAAGGAGACTTCACCAGCCGTAGAAAAACTAACATTACCAGTGACAACAAGATCACCACCGATGGTAATACCTTTACCAATCGTATCGGAGATTTCCATTTCATATGTACCACCACTTCCTCCGCCGGCGAAACCACCAGTTACAGAAAGACCAGTGCCGCCATTAATATCATAAACTCTCATTAGGTTCAACTTAGCAATAATCTGATCGTTCGTAAGAGTACGCCAATCATTGATTGTATCACCAAGTGACACTTCTGAAATTTGTGAATCATTTTTTGTTATATCGGACATTTAGTATTTCCTAGACTATGCTTCTGTTTGTACTACTACTGTTTCATCACCAAAGGCGAAGTTATAACCTTCTGTTTCTTTTTTGATAATAGGAACAAAGAGACCAGTATATAACCCCCCGCCACTGTTATCTGGTCTTATTTCAGGGTTTTTTCCTATACTCGCTGGTTGACGGACCAATGCTTGTGGATTATCGGGATTTCTACTCTGATTTACTATTTCATAAACTAGTCGCCCTGCTCCAATAGCATTCGAGTTTTGAACTCCTACGGCTGGATCTGTGAATAAATATTTATTTCCAAACTGATCAAACTCTGTTCCGTCTCCAGTAACTATTCTTATTAATACATTAAATCCAAGATAATCCCCAACTGCCATAGTGTCTGGAATAGTTTCTTCCATAGCAGTCTTCATAAGTTGAGACGCAACGTTTAAATATGGTGGGAATGTTATCCAAAATCCAGTAGGAATCCAAGACCGATCTGCGGCAGTAGTAGTAAAGTTAGTAAAGAACTCAGCATTTCTGTAAACTCTAAGATTTCTGCCATTCTCTGCAAGCACCACGGGAGATTTTGTTGGATCCCCAATATCTTCTCTTTCTAAATCGATACGAGGTTGTCCGTGATGAAACAAACATCTATTTGTTGTAGACGTTTGGTATGATTGAATAGTTTGTAGTTCTAAAAGTTCTCTGGATTGTAGAGCATAGCCTGGAATAAATCCAATAGAAATATGATTGGATTTAGGATTCCAGTCATCACCATAACCAGAACCGGCTCCAAACATAGAAAAGTTCCAAGATGTATTTGTAAAGGCCATTTATACTCCTATCATAGTGGGATGAAGAATTTCACAATATATTTTGTCTCTTTTAGAATGGTGAAAATGTTCTGTATTATGTATAATATATTCCCTGAGCCTACTTGAACTTCCGAGGGGAATACCTGCTCAACCTCAAAATCATCGCTCCCAGATCGCACTGTTTCTCCTGCAACTGGTAATGTTTTCTGTCCTGTAATAAAGAGATCTGCTCTATTACTTGTTCCAGGCCCTGTGTAGTTAAATGGTCTTAGGTCAACGGTGGTTGCGTCTGTATCTGAAGTCAGAAAAGAAACTTTTCCATTAGTAGGTAATCGAGAATCCGCGATTGCTTTGGCAGTTGTGAATTCAAATCCAGTGCCGCTGTTGTCTTTGATTTGAACTTTTGCTGCCTGTCGAATGTTTAGTTTTGTATCCGTTCCTTTGCCTAGTTCATCACCAACAACTTTCCCTGCGTTGTCTCCTGTTGCGTAGACTGGATTGGCAATCAAACCAAATGACCCCATCACAGTTCCATCAGGAAATGATCCGATTGTGTCGTCAGACTGGCTCATAGTACCAACAAACATTAGAGTTCTTGCTTGTAATGCAATGGTCGCATCACTGCCAATATCTAGGTCTGCTCCACCAAAAGATGCCTGTGGTGTGATTAGAGATTCTAGATCAGATTTACTCGTGATATCTGAGTTACTGTTTGGAGAAATGTCTAGTTTCACAGCACCACCAATATAGCCATTTCCGCCTGCTGGAATACTATACCCAGTTAACTTATAGCCCTTTACTGGATCAAATGCAGTTCCAATGTTTATCTTAGCACCAGTACCCTGTCCAATCACAGTTGCGGTTGGTTCTGAATCGAAGTAAACGTTACTGTTGCCGATATTAATATCGACATCATTGATCTGTCCTTTAGTTTGGTCACTAGCAAGTTGAACTTGGTATTGTCTGTATTTGGCACTGTTGATTCCCGTAGTTGGTTCGGTCGTTGGAGTAGGAACCGGAAGCCAAGTAGTTGTCAGGAATTTAAATAGTTGATCTACGATCGAGTATAGGTATTTCCAAGTATACCCATCTGCTGTTACGAATGATTCAGTCCCTCGTCCTTTTGGTTCTACTGTTGATCCTACTTTATCTCTATCTAAACCAGTCGAACTGTTCTTGATACAAACATATACGTCGAACTCAGAGTTCAATACATAAGGTTTATTTAGATAAGTAATTACACCATCGAAGTCTACTGTGTACTCATAGTCGTTTTTGTATGGGTTAAACGGATCATATACTGTTCCACTTGTCCAGTCAATGCGAGGAACACACATAGCCACATCGTTAGGAGTAACTCTTTCTAGAATAGTAATGTTTTCATATGTGATCTCATCTTGAAATGAAGAATCAGCAGAGGCTCCAGATGATCCTGTGAAACCCGCATGTGCAGCAAAGAAAAACACTTGATTTTGCTGTAATAGATTATCTATAGCATTCTTCGCAATCAAGTTACGAAACTTTATAGAACTTGTATTTTCAATAGTTCTGTTGGATATGTTTGTATTATTAACTGATGCCATTTATATTCCTCTTATGCTAACGTACAAGTGCTAACGTCCTCGACTGGATCATTGGGTGAAACATTATATCCCTTAGCAGCATCTGGTGTGAGATCAACTAAATTACCTAACCTCATATCACCAAACTGAGAACCTAACGGAATATCCTCAACCCAAGAAGCAGGGTGATTATATACTACCCAAAACGTATATCCTCTATCTTCTGCTGTATTGTATGTATCTGCTGTGTAAGTGTAACCCGCCGCTTCAGCGGCCGCACCATAAGTATAACCAATCGGAAACCCATTTGGATTGTGTGCAGGGGTAAAGCAGTTTACTGAGCCGTTTAATGGATTGGTTGTATATGGATTGAAACCACAAGGGAACAAATCAACTAAATTACACAAAGCAGGGAAAGGCTCTCTTCCGTTTAGAGTAGTATCAAATCTATACGCTAAGTAATGTCCAATCAAAGGTGATTCTGAATAACCAGTATCAATCGGTCCTGGCGGAGCAGGACGATAAGAATCAGGTCCAACATTGTTGAAAAGTTTAAACCCTGCGGGGTGAGTTATATCTTTTATTGGTTTTGTTGTAAACTCATAGTCTTCATCTATATTACCATCTGCAATGTTTTCTAAAGGCGTTATGGCTGTGACTGAATATGAGAACTGTTGAAAGTATTCATCTTGAAGTCTAACACCACCACTTAGTGTTGTTCGACTATCTGCCCAGTATCCATTGTATAGATTGCCTAATGTATCAGTATCCCCGTCAAGGTTTGGAACCCAGATAGAGTCAGATAATATACAGAGTTGAACTTTAGGATAATCGAAATCAATAGATCCTGCATTAATACCAAACAAAGATGAGAGCAGAAATCTAGTTGACTCTTCGGTTCCTTTGGTTAAGTAGAACTGACGAATGAAAGATAAAAAACGTCTAATATCCACTAGTGAGTTATCAGGATCACGCCAGTTATAAATGATTTGTCCGTTGTCTTCTTCTTCTGATGTATTTCTAACTGAGGTTTCTGGAAAGAGACTAGCGAATAGTTCTTTATGATGAATCAAAAGATTACTCGGTATATTTTTAAGATCCATCAGATAAGGAATCTGATTGATGTTGTTGCTAATACCTAGCCATTCAAAGTAGGATTCAATGAACTTAACATACAGTTCATGGTTTTCTAGAATATGAACAGGAAGTCTATCACGAACATAGAAAGGAAACCTTGGAGTAATAACATCAGGGGCAGAAGAAGTTCTTTCTGTCTGACGGTCAAATGCCACCTGTGCTTTGTTTTCTTCAAAAACACTAGCCTGTTGGTTTGTAGTTGTAATCATACATTGACATCCAGATTATCTACTTTACCTATTCTAAAGGTTGCTTGTTTGCTTGATTTAACTGAATTACTTTTAGGATTTGCTCTGATTATAAGATCAGAATCTCTAATCCCAGCATCCCAATCTGTTAGACCGAATATACTAATGTCACCCTTTAGATAATTTACAGTTCCGATTCTATAGTTGATATATTTTCTTACATTATTTTCTAGTATGTAAAATCTTAAAAATCCGTTTCCGTCATCATCAATATATCCTATATTTTCATCAGCATCACCAAATCTAACGGAGTCGTTGATTAACTGAAACTTACCTTCGATGCTATTTTTTACAATATTATTAACGAAGGAGATATATAGATTTCTATTTAAAGCATCATCGTTAGGATAATCTTCAGCCTTAAAGGTTGATGACATTTGTACATTAAACTCTACAGATCTTATTGCTTTATTTTCTTCTACAAGTTGTGAAACAACAGTTGAATATGGAAAGACTTCTCTAAATCCACATGCAGGATCAAAGTCAGAAATCTTCGTTTGAACTATAGTGTTCAAACCAGATCCATCTATATTTACTACTCTATCGTATATAATCTCTCCACTAAGAATATCTAAGTCATAACAAGTTGGTTGCACAAACTCAGGAAGAATGCCAACAACAGTTTTCTCTTGTAGTTTAGCAGCAAACACTGAAAGTTCACTTTGTGTAAATGTGAGACCAGCAGCATCTTTTACACATGCAAGATACAAACGACCATATTGAGGAGGATTATTATCCTCACCACCCCATGCAGTGGCATCAAAGACTTCGGGGTTTTCTACCTTGAACACAATCTCGGCATCCTCTGCTGTAACTGCTCTGTTCTGTGCTTGGAAGTATGATGGAGCATTTCTTCTAATGCTTTCACTGTCTTCTCTTTCTGCACCTCCGTATGAAGGACTTACTACTTCATTGACTGTAATGCTAGGTTGTCCATCTCCATTCAGTGGTGTGAAACTTCTTTCACCATTTGCATTATCAACTCCGTTGGGAGTTAAGTATGACACCACGACGTTAGAGTCTTCTGGAACTTTCACTCCATAGGTGCCATCACCAAAGGAAACTTCATATGCTCCAGAGTAAATAGGATCAACAAAGAAAACTTCAGAAGAGGCAGATAGAACTGAGATTCTATCTGCCTTCGTAAATTCTCTACCACCAACTGTTACTTTTAGGGAAGATATATCGGCAGTCTCAGGTACTGTGACACTCCCATTAAAGTAAGTTGTAGATACTGATCTGTTTTCAGAGAGATTTTGATATACAATTATATTACCCGTGGATGATCCGAAACGTTGATCTTCTATCGTTATGAAATCATATCCAGTATCTCCACCAGAAAATACTCGGCCTGCTTCGATTCCACTACCACTACTCATTGTTACATTTAGTTCGGCTCTAGAAGCGATTCTGGATCTTGGTGTGTAACCAACAAGTCTTGCTAATGATACCAGAGAGTCTCTCTTTTGTGCTGAATCTATAAAACTTTCATTGGCTAGAAAGTTTGTATAGGTAGAAAAGAAAGTTGTATTATATGCCAACAGATCTATTAAAGTAGATAGAGCAGATCCATTGAAATCATAATCACTAAACTCATCTTTAGTTTTAATAAAATCAGTAAGAGAGGTTCTCACTTGATTAAAATCTGTTTTACTAAGATTGATATATGAATCGGGCATTATCTTACTCTTTCTATGGTTATGTCTAGTACATCATCTTCATCTAAAAAACTATATTCTACTTGTACCTTTAGTTCTTGATTTATATCATTATATTCAGCCAAAACATTTATCAAGTTAACTCGGGGTTCAAATGTCACGATTGCTCTTCTTACATCAGATTGAACTTCGGAAACAATACCAGGCGATGGTTGATCGAAAAGTTTAGCAACAAGATTGGCACCAAGCGATGGACGAAAAGGTCTTTCATAGAAGTTAGTAAGGACCACATTCCTTAACGACTGCTTGATTGCATTGTTATCGAACTTTCGAGCAACATCCTTAGTCGTGGATTGAGCGAAGTTAAAATCGAGATCGGAATATCTAAACTTATCTGTTTTAGCCATATCTTATGTATGCCTTTATTCTGATGGATCGTAGGGTAAACTATCTCTATTTAATCTTACTCTCATCATACTAGAGTTATCTCTATCGAACACTCTGCGAATACCTGTAACTAAATATTTACCTGCAAGTGGATCTGATTTATCAACTTTTCCTAGTAGATTATCATCAATCGTATCTGGAGATCTACCAGTATCAACACGAACAAGTTTTCCGATTGACATATCCATGTCGTTTGGAACTACTATTTCAATTTCTTGAGATTGAATCAGAGCAACTTGAGCCCTTCTATATAACGGTTGTTCTTTAGGTGTTGACCAATATCTATTCCAAGCGTATGAACAATACTTAGCATACTCAACAGACCTACTTGTGTCAGTTACAGCATTGTCTAGTCCAACACAAGTACCATTGCAGTCTAGGAAATTTTGCCAATCTTTGGCGTTCCATATTGGATTACTACCGTCTGTCAACCCTAGTTTATCGTTAGGATAGTAGTTACCTTGAGTATAACTGTTGTAAAGTTGTTCACTAGTGGCCGCGACGGGTTGATTAAACTCACCTCGATTATACCAATAACCCCAATAATATGAGTTGAAGTAATCATCATCACCAAACTGAGCAACCAAACCAGCAGAGAACTGACGAAGAAACTCTGTTACACCATCTTCACTTAGTGTGGGTGGGAGTGTACTTATGGCAGAGTATGCATATGGATTACCTCTACCATATAAGGCAGGCCAGGTAACAGAGACAGTATCTACTTGTATATCCACTAAATCAAAACCAATAAACGCCCCTGCTCCGATCTCAGGTTTTTCTAGTTTGACTTTACTCACATATGGAATATCAAGAGTTTCTTCCGCAACATCCACATGTCCACATAATCTAGGAATAGCACAAGTCTTAAGCATCGAATACTCGGGATTATTTTGATATGAAACATCTATACTTCTCTCGAAGGTTCTAGTTGATCCAGGCCCAACTTCTACTTGGATTGTCTCACCTTTTGCGTTTACAAAACTACTAGGAATATTAACCACTTCGGTAACTTCAAGACTTGAATTTGGTGCAAAAATATAATGGGAAGGAACAAGTTCGGTATTACTGTATAGGTCACTTATTCCACCATCATAATAATCATAGTTATAGAACCAAAAAGTGTTATAGGCATACGAACTATAATTGAGTGGAATAACTTCACTATTACTGGGACGAACTTCAGTTGTCCTGAAATCTTTGATAAACATATTAGTCTCAAAGAACTGTTTACCATATCCACCAAATCGTCTACTATATCCCCAATAGTCACCAAAGAATCTAGTTAAGGTTCTTGTGTTTGGAATACCAAAACGTGGATTCAGCCAATAACTATTCCAAAACATATTATTATAGAAGTTGATTGGATCTCCAAACTTACCTCTAATCGCAGGAGAACAATATTCTTTTCCAAGGTACTGAGTAATCAAGCCACATTCAGATGGTATGTTGTTCCATTTTTGTTTTAGTGTTTCACAATCTACTGGATCGCCATTGTAAGGAAGCAAGGGTTCTTGATTTTCACAACGTGGATATGATTGACCAATATATTCTGGAGAGAGTCTCGGTACGTTATCAACTTCTATTTCTGGTGGAAAAATATCGGCCTGATCATCATAACCACTACTGAATAAAGTATATCGAAAATCTGTACCAAATTTTGTACAAGGAATGTATGTGCCGAACTTAGCATAAAACTCTGGATTCAATCCCTCTAAAACTGGAACTAGACTATCTGGTCTTGCTTCACCCAGTATAATACGATCTACCAGAACTTGTGGATTGTCAGTTTCAGAATTTTCACTTACCCAGTTTTCAATCGCATTCCTTTCTGCACTACTAGTTTGCGATCCATATAGGTCGAGCATTTCATCCCTACTACTACAATATTCACAGAACCCTTGTCCTATGCCTCTACCTAATGTACCCTCTCCCGTTTCTAGTGAGTTTAATCCACTGTCGATTACAAAATTATGTTCGTAATACAAACGCTGTATTGCAGCATCATAATATTCCTTGAGAGAATCTATGATAGGCATCTTGATATTATCATGAACAACTCTGAACTTATCGCCAGGTAGATCCATCTGTCTTGCAAACTTTGTCCTAAAGAAATCATCTGGATTTGTTTGATAAAAAGAGTTCACGGTTCTGTAACTTGAGTTATACCAACCATACCAAGTATTATCTAAATCATAGGAACTTGAGTTATACCAACTAGAGTTTCCTATACCTTGCTGCATATACACGGGAGGAACTTCAAGAAAACTAGGTTGAGTGTATTTTGAAAACTGTTTTTCACTTGAACGAATTAAGGGATAAGTTTCGACACTGTTCCATTTGTCTTTATCTTTCAAGTAATCATATTCTATAGAACCTTCAATGATTGCCTGAGTTTCAATAGCAGTGTTTCCTAGTGAACTGTCTAGTCCATTTGGTCCAATGACTTTTTGAAGTCCTCCTAGATTGGCAGGAAGTGTTGCGTAGTAAGACGCAAACTCATTATCTGGATTCAACTCGTAGTAAACAACCTTAGACGACAGAGCCTGTTTATTTAACAAGTCCATAAAATCAACTTGTTGTATACTATTGAGTTCGATAATTCTTGTTTCTTCACCAGTTCCATTTGGGTTTGAAATATCATAAGTATAAACTTTATCAACTTCTTCATTTCTATCTCTGAGATAACTATCGATTGATCTAAAATGCCATCCGCGAAGATCATGCCACACAAAGAAGTTTGCTGCATTTGGGTTTTCCTTAGAGACAGCATTTTCTGCTAGTTCACCTAGTAGTTCAAAAACCTTCTTCGGTCTAGCATCTTGATTTTCATCGTTGTTGTTTATTCCCGCTACATCTCTGTTTAAATAATATCCTCTTCTTGTAGATTCAGGAGTATTTCTATCATCAAGATAAGATGGGATATAGTTGATCCAGTTGCCAGTAGATTCTATATCAATGGGATTTGTATTTTCTCGACTAATATCAAGTTCAAATCCTGCAACATCAAAAATCTTATTCACCAATCCATAGTCTTGGTTTGTTAAAGATCCCGATTCTGATTCTGTAGAAATTGGTCCAATATGTTTGTTACTTAAGTGACCTTCAAACTTTAAAGAATCCACAAGAAACTGATATGTAGTAAAGTAAAAAATATAGGATGTAAATCTGTTTACCCTATCCGTTGATTGATTTACCTTATATACTTTAAATCGTTGAGTACTACCCTTAAATTCTTGTTCACCGTTTTTATTGGTTTTTGGACTAAATGAAAGTGTAATCCATTCTGTTCCCTGAACACCCTTTAACGTACCATCCCAACCAGAGGTATTGTTAAGTATAATTCTACCAGACATAGAAGTGCTGAATATATCTTCAGTAAAATCTAGACCTTCAAAGTCTAAATTCAAATCAACAACAACAGATGTTTCAAAATCATCTGTTGTTATTTCTACTTGAGATACACCACCTATAAATGCAGATTGATCTAACATGAAAACTCCAGATTACAATAACGATAAATTACTTTGATTTGCTGAACGGATTACTGATGTTCTTCCACCAGATGGCTTTTGACTAATTAGGGAAGTCATTAAAGTAAGTGCTTCATTTTTAAGATTATCAGGAAAGACTTTTATTGTTCTTAATGAATCAGACCTATCCTCAAACTGATAGGTAACAGAGCGTGAGAATTCTTGAAATACCTCAGTTCCCTCAATCCACTCATATATTAAAGTAGTTCTTAAAGCACTCGAAGGCGCACCTTCTGCGGTAGGATCAAGAAGAACACTAAAATCACTTCTCCAAGCGAAAGGAGGCACTTCACCACCCGAACGATCCTCAAACTTTTCTACCGTTGTGATTGGATTTTCTAGACGAGTGACTGTGTTTACATGTTCAATACTACCATTGTTGTTTACACCAAACTTATCTCCTACCTTTAGTCTAACTCCACTAGAGGCAGGAATGTTTAAATCAATACCAAAAAAGTTGGGTCGTATTCTAGTGATAACCGAGGAGAAAGGATTATCTTCATCATAGTCACCTGAATCGGTTACACGAACTATTTGATCACCAACATCATATGGATTTAGTGTTTCAAACGAACCTGTTCCGCCAGGAAGATAATGAACTGTATCTTCTGTTACGGCAGGTATAGTCTGATCAAAACCACTTCTGGGCCAATCTCTAAACGGATCAGTTAGATCATTAAACAACATAATCAACCAATACCAGTCGGGAGATCCATATAACTTAGTAGAAACAACCTCTGGTGTTTCTCCTGTCTTAACCGTATATGACTTGTAGTTCCTGACGGAACCAAAGTTGTCTAAAAATCTAACGCGCCTCATCATGTCAACTACTTCTCTGACATCAGCACTGGGTCCATTTATGCCATTTGGATAAAATGTATATGTGGTTGTTGGAAAACTTGAATTAAACATTTATGCTACCTCAGAGAACACCATTTATATCTTCTGATGTATGGATTCTAATATCTTGGAATGTGAGAGTCAGTTCTATTGCTTGGTAGTAGTTATCAGGAGTCAAGGAAACTCTTCCACTTCCTGCATAGTTCGTCGATATACTAGTTAAGAACGCAGCGTCAATTTTAGGAAAAGCATTATCAACTCCGAAGCCTTGATATACTTCAAACTCATGCGGAAACGCAAAGAAGGACTTTCCCGTCCCCAAACCATAGAACGTTGGATAAGCCTTTTCTCGAAGACTTTTTATGATCTCTGCTATGACTGTTGCTTCTTGTTCACTTCTTGCAAACATGTTAAATGTAAATGAATGTGTTCTCAACTCAGGTGTTTTGAATAGAAGTTCTTCTTTGGGGTTGATAGAACCACCGAGGGCTCTTGACGTATTATTGGTTGCAGTACTGGATAACCCTTCAAGCATCCTCCCTCCAAGAGCCAATAAGTTACCAAATGTTTCACTCAGTTCTGCTACTGCCGCAGCACCCAAAACACTAGTTTGTTCATATGTAAAGTTGTCATCAGATTGTATATTTTGTGGGATGATTATTTTATAACTCTCTATTTCAGGATTTCGCTTGCCTTCCGATACCTGAAAAGCACTAGCATATTCCCTGGCATTGATAACCAGAAAAGGTTCACCTGAAAGTTCTATATTAGATGGATAACTGTAAGACATTTACTTTCCCTATAGATACTAGTATGGCATATAAAACAAAATACTCACCACAAAATCCTCAAAAGTATATAGGTAACCCAAACAATATAATCTGCCGTTCTTTGTGGGAACGTAGAGTTTGTAGGTTCCTAGATGAAAACACAAAAATCATTCGTTGGGGTTCTGAAGAACTATACGTTCCATACTACTCTCCTGTCGATAGGAAGAATCATAAATACTATCCAGACTTTATCGTTGAAAAGGCAGATGAAAACGGAGAAGTGAAAACCCTCGTAGTAGAAGTGAAACCAGAGAAGCAAACCAAACCACCAAAGCAACCTAAAAAGAAGACTAGGAACTACCTCCGCGAGTGTATGACCTACGAAACAAATATGGCTAAATGGAAAGCAGCAAAAGAATACTGCGAGAAGAAGGATTGGGAGTTTATTGTAATCACAGAACTGGATATTTTCTCCAAGTAGGGCATATATACTACGGAGAAAACTGATGTCACAAGCAGGTTTTAACAAAGTTAAGTCTACTACGAAAACTCCTAGAGAGATTTTCGACAAATATACTTTTGATATTAGTCTTATTGGTCCATCAGCCGTAGGAATATTGTCCAGTGGCGCTGGTGATTTTCATGCGTTGAGTTGCACTACTCCAACCAAAAGAATAGCAACAGACGAAAAAACTCTATGGGGCCCTGTTTACAACGTTCCATATGCTAAAGTGTTTAGTGGTGATTTTGAACTATCTTACATGTACCAACAAAACGTCCACGAATACATTCAAAGATGGAGTAATCAGATAATATTCGGTGAAGATAGAGCAGGATATTATAATGATTTTGTTGGTAGTATTGAAATAAACTATAGTAGTCGAGACGAGACAAGTGTAACGACCTATAAATTAAAAGATGTTTTCCCTGTATCGATAAATGGGCTTGAACTTGATATGGCATCAACCAACTCATATCAAACAGGAAATGTGTCATTCTCGTTCCGTGACTTTGATTTGTTTATAAATGGTGAAATAATATGAAAGGATTTGGTAAATGAAGTTAGTTGAAATGTTAAGGTCAGAACTGCCTGATTATAGTATAAAAGTTCCGTCAGTCGAGGATAATTTATCTTTTAGACCTTTTCTGGTTAAAGAAGAAAAGAATCTACTCTTAGTATCAGAAGAAGGAAATGAACTGGATATCATAAGGGCGATCAAAAATATTCTGATTGCTTGTTTTGATAATTTGAATCTAGACAATATATCTTTAGGTGAAGCAGAATATCTTTTTGTTAAACTACGAGAACGTTCTGTTGGTGAGAATCTAGAACTAATCTATAGTGATGGCTCAAGTAAAAAGCCTGTAAATCTAGATCTTCGCACAATAAAAGCACCAAAGAGAACGGGACCAAAGAAAAATACTTTTAGTGTAACAGAAAATATCACTATAAAGTTAAGAGAACTCACTCTAAATGATGTCATCAAAAATGAAATAAAAATTTGGAATAAAGACCAAGATACTTACATCAAGATGGTAGCGTCGATGATAGACACAGTGACTATCAAAGAAGAGTCTCTTAGCGGCACAGATCTCTCACATAAAGAGATGGTAGAGTTTGTAGAGAGCATGACAGAAACTCAGTTTGCGGCATTACTTAAATACGCCGAAAAATCACCTCAACTACATCACGCATTAGAAGTAGATGGCAATAAAATAGAAATCAGTGGGTTAAATGATTTTTTCGGTTTAGTGTCTCCCACATGAATCTAGAGGGGTTCATGAAATTGGTGTTTCAACTAATGCACCATTATAAGTATTCATACGACGACATAATGAAATGGATACCGTGGGAAAGAGATGTCTATATTTATCAGTTACAGGCTTGGTTGAAAGAAGAAGAAAAGATTAAAGCAAAAAACAAAAGGTAAACATGGCACAGACACCACAACAAAAACCTAAAACTGCTGAAGAAATCAAGCGAGAAAAAGAAATTCTGCGTACACAGAAGTTGATGCAGAAGTTCATTAAGGAACGTCAAAGAGACCAGAGAACTGGTTCTAGTATTGCTAATAAAAACCTGAATAAACAGAGTCTTAAAGATCTAAAGAAAACTGGGGTTCAATCTAGAAGTGCTGCTACAGAATTTGGTGCAGAAAAACCAGAAGGTTTAACTTCGGTTGTCGTTGGTACTGCCAAAGAAAAAGGTGCTGAAATCGCAGGCAATTTACCAGGCGCAGGTGTTGTTAAGTTCTTCAGAAGAAGAAACCTACAAAAGAAAGCATACGAAGAACTACAGAATAAAAGAAAAAACTTTCTAAAAATAATAAGAGAATCTGAAAAAGAAAACCCTGTAGGATATGCTAAGTTAATACAGTCCGTAAAAAACTCATACAAGGGTGATGATAATATATCAGAAGTTCTGATTGATACCCTGATTCAAATGGGTATTACAACAAAAGAAGAACTTTTGTTGTTGCTAGATCAACTCGCCGGCGGGGCTCCAGATGAGGCTATACAGAATGCTATTGGTGAACAACTTCAAGCAGCAGGATTTGAGGCTAAGTCAACAGGACTCTCTGGTCTTGGTATAAGTACGCCCTCTTTGGTTTCATCTAATGATAGTCCAGAAGTCAGTCCTGTAAGTGGCGGTGTAGCATCTAGTTCTTCGCCTGTACCTTCATCTGCATCTGGTCTCTCTTTAAATGTCATCGAGAAAGAACTAAAGTTACAAACGAAATCACTATCCAACATAGAAGATAGTCTCAAGATTGATAAATCGAAACAAAGAGAAGAAAAACTAGAAGATAAGCAAGAGGAAACTCAAACTGAATCTCTAACAACTATAGCACAATCTGTCTCTGTTAAAAGTGGTGATAAAGCAAAAGAACGAGAGAATAAACTAGAAGGTGAAAGGGCTGCAAGTCTTGCTTCGGCTGGACTTGGTGGAAGTCTAGATCTCCCAGATATTGGTGGAGATGGAGAAGGTGGAGATGGTGATGGTGGAATAATAGGAACCATCTTTAGTAATGTTATGGGAGCATTAGGAATCAGCCTCACCGGCGGCCTGGGCATCAGCGGCTTTATCAAGGAAAAAGTCAAGAGTGTTTTGGGTTTTGGTAAGGGTAAAACACCCACACCTTCAGTCACACCTCCACGCACACCCTCAACTCCTCCTCCAATGCCAGGTGGTGCGCCGGCACCTCCTCCCCCAGCGCCTACCACAGCACCGAAACCAAGAGGGTTCTTTGGTAGAATGTTTGATCGAGCAAAGGGTGCGATTAAAACAGGAAAAGATTTTGTTGGTCGTGGATTCTCTGCTGCAAAGAATGTCGTCGGTAGTGGAATTTCTGCCGCAAAGAATCTAGCAACTGGACCTGCGATGAAGGCACTTAAAAAGCAAGCAGGACCAATACTAAAGGCTATTGGTAAAAAACTACCAATCATTGGTCCTGCTATCTCAGGATTGATTTCTCTTATTGATATTAATACTATCAAAAATGATCCATCTCTATCTGTTAAAGAGAAAAAAGAAGCGATAGGTAAATCTCTAGGTGCAGCATTGGGTATGGCTTTGGGATCATTAGGAGGAGCGGCACTTGGTACTTTGATTCCCGTCCCCATAGTAGGAACCCTCGCGGGATCCTTCGCTGGTGGATATCTTGGCGACTATATTGGTAGTAGTCTTGCTGGTTGGGTCGGTGGAGAAAATGTGTATAATGTGCTAGAAAAGATTCCCGTTCTCGGTAGTATCATTGGCCTAGACGAAGAAGAAACTCCATCTATAACTCCAGCAAATGTCAATAGTTCTGAGTTATCACCAAATACGAATGAACAAAGTATGATGTCTTCGGGTGATGTTTCCAACCTATCCACAACACCACAAACAGGACCAATGGTAGGTACGGGAAGTGCTACACCTAGAACATCGTCCAGTAGTCAGGATATAGCAGCACAACGCAAAGCCAGTTTCAGAGCCAGAGAGGATCTTAAGTCTAAAATGGGAGTAAGCACTCTCCCGCCAGGTGTTGTTACAGATGTAAAACCAACAGGTGATGGTTATACCGCTACAGCAACTTTCAATCCAGCAACGGCGGAAGCAGCGAGTAGAATAAGTGAATCATTAAGTAGTTCTAATGGATCTGCTGGTGGTGAAGAGATAGCAGGAAGACGAGATCTATCGATGAACACCTCCAGTCAGATTGATCGCTCGACTAGAAATGAAGCAGGTATGTCCTCATCTGGTTCCGATGGTAATACAAACATAGTTGCTCCATCATCTACATCAACTACTAATAATAACAACACATTTAGTAGCGTATCAATGTCACAAGAGGAAGCATCATTCATGGCATCTCAAATGGTAAACCGTGGATCTAGATTCTCTGCTGCTAGGTTTGGATAATAGAAAAGGGGAGTGACCGAAGCCACTCCCCTGATCATCCCTCTCCTGTTTTTCACTCGTCATCTGCTGCGAGTTTGTTGAAGAAGGACAAGGCGTCCTCTTCAGTCTCAGCAGTGGGAGCGGCTGCGGGAGCAGTAGTGACCTCAGGCTCACTAGTCTCTGCGGTTTCAGTAACAGCATCATCCTGAGTAGAACGAATGTCGTTACCGAGAACGTCGTTGAGACGCGCCTTGAGTTCCTCGTAAGACTTGAACTGATCGGGAGCAATAATCTCAGTAAGAGAGTATTCAGACTTCCACAGATCCTCAAGACGAGTATCATCACCATCAAACAGAGCAGACTGTGCCTCGAACTCACTCTTGTCGTAGTTGATGTAACCAGCAACCTTACGAACCTTGAGTTTGAAGTTGGCACCCTTCCAGAAGTCGAAGGGATCGACTGGAGTTTCGTCTGCAAATTCAGGCTTCATAGATTCCTGAATCTTGTCAAAGATCTTCTTACCATACTTGTAGAGGAAGACCTTACCCTCATTCTGTGGGTTGCTGGGATCGCTCACCACAAGAATGTTACTGATGTAGGAGAGACGACGCTTACGCTGTCGAGCAATATCCTTATCAGATTCAAGTCCGCTGTTCCAAAGATCGTTGTTTACCTCACAGAGTGGACACTTGCCACCGATAGTGGTGGGACAGTTCTCAATGAACCAACCACCCTTACCCTGAAATCCGTGAGTGTAAAGACGAGCGAACGGGAGTTCCTCATCGCCAGGAGCGGGGAGGAATCGAATAACGGCATAACCATTACTCGACTTGTCTAGTTCAGGACGCCAGTAGCGGTCATCCTTGTAAGACTTCTTGTCATTCATCTTTTCCATCTTGTCCGAGAGAGCAGATACATCTCCGCTTCTCTTCTTCATGTCTGAAAAGCCCATATGCTTTTCCTTTCTCTAGGGATCTACCCTAGCCTGAGTTACGCAAGGAACTACCTTGCACGAATGTTAGATTTATTATACCACCCAAAAGTCATTTGTCAACTAAGGTTGTATTTTATTTTTCTTTCTTTTCTTACCATTTTGCCTATAATCTTTACTCTGTTGATCTTTCATTCTCCAGCCTTCTACTACCTCTATAGCCTTACTGCGAGTAAGATCTCTTTTCTTCATGACTTTTTCTACATCACTATAAAATTTATCATCCTTGATTATCTTGAATGACTTTTTATAGCCTTGTCGTCTATTCTTATTTTTCCATCCAGAGAATGTGTGCTGGTTCATGTCATTAAATTGGGAGTTTTGCTGAGGTTAGTTGAGGCAAGATATTGAGATCTCTGCCTTCGATTTCCAACTTCTCGATAATAGGCTTTGTAAGAGTCTTTGCAACGAATACGGGATCAATATCGTATTCTTCGCAAATACTCAATACAGCCTCAACGTAGGTTCCACCATTTTCCTTCACATAAGTTTCAATCTCATGTGGGAAGTTTATATCTTCAATCATTACGAATCCTTTTGGGTGTTGGTTACTATTATATATATTAAAGATCAGAATATCATATCGGAGTAGATCATGGCTGATAACATTATCGTCGCTAGCGGACCTTCAGGTGCCACATATAATATGGCTACAGATGACGGGTTCGGTGTTAGTGCAGACGCACAAGTTCAAATCATCAAACCCGTATTTGGTGACACCACCACTTCAACTCGCGTATCAAATAACAATCCTATGCCTGTTCAGTTGTTCTCTGGATACTCCGGAGGATCAACTGCATCTATTATAGAAGATGGTGAGTTGAAAGTCAAGGGAACATTCAACATCGGTAACTCGATGGCTGTTTACGGAAGCACCGCAGCATACCTCAAGGTAATCGTTGCTGGTGGCGTAACGGGAACTTCGGGTGCTACAGGTGTTATTGGTTCTGCTGGTAATCCAGCAGTATACTCTGCCGTAGAAGTTACTGGAGCGGTACAGGGTATCTCTGGTGGACAAGCACTCGCTGTGTCTGCCACTGATCTTGATATTCGCAACCTAACTGGCGGAACAATAGGCTACACAGGATCTACTCTATCTGATTATGTGGCTGTTCAAGGAATCTCTGGTGGAATGGCAGTTTCCGTATCTGCCACTGATCTTGATATTCGTAACTTAACTGCCACTGATGTTGTCACTGTGGTTGGTACTACTGCCTCTAACGTGGGAGTCACTGGAACCGTTACTGCCATTGCAACTGATCTTGACATACGGGATCTCGCAGCAGGAACGGACTCTGTAGCGGTATATAACTCTGCTGGAGGTACGACCCTCCCAGTCGATCTCTACGCAGCAGGGACCGCTCTAGGAGTCTCTGGAGACGCTCTGAAGGTCGCGTTCGATAGTGTCACTGGAGTTACGTTCTCAGTCAATGTAGCAAGCGATATCGGGGTCTCTAACACCGCTGGAACCACCCTAGCAGTCGAGGGTAGAGCAGGAATGGTCCCTGTAACGGTCCAAGGAGAAGGTGCGGGAGACTCGGTTGTCGTCTCGGCCACCGATCTTGATATTCGTGATCTAACTGCCTCTGATCAAGTTACAGTGGTCGGTGATCTAGTGACTCACGGTGCCACTACTGCCGCTCAGATTACACAAGCCAATCAAAAGATTGGCACTCTCAACAACACTGTATCTGGAGTTGGTGCTAAGGTAGACACCGCAAACACTTCACTAACGACACTCTCTGATTCTGTAGTAACAGTAGGAAACGATAAACTAGTGAAGACTAGTATGGATCGAGTTACTCCTCCTAGTCAGATTTATGTTGCCACTGTTAAGGTTTCTGGTGCTGGTAAACCTCTTGCTTCAGCAACACTACAAAATGGTGTGACGATTAAATCTTCTTCTAGTAATATAGGAAGTATTTTTGTGGGTGCAACTTCTCTTGTGAATAGCACAAGTAATGGTTTCCCCCTTCTTCCTGGCGAAGAGTTATTCATAAGCATCTTAGATCCATCCAAGATCTTTGTTCGCACAGATTCCAGATCATCTACAATCCATGTAATAGGTTCTTGATATGATAAGAAGACCAAAGAGAACTTCTACTGCAAATAAAAAAGCAGTAGAGACGAGTGATAATCTGATTCGACAAAATAGTGCAACTGTATATGGACTATACTTTGCCTCATCGAATACTGACTTTCTTTTAGATGAAAAGAAGACTCGTTTCTCTTTGCGTCCTAGTGTAGTTGTAAAGCCTGATAGACAAACTGTAATGTTTGACTACTCGCAGGTCACTGGAGATGAAGCATCAATCTTTGATGGCTTCTTCCGAGGACTTAGTGCTGGTGCTACGCTAACACTAGATGGTGGTATTGAGTCCACCTGCAATTTTATCAATGAAGTTACTGGTGTTCCACTAACCAATTTCGCAGACACCTACACGATCTCAACTGTTGATGTTTCAAAGAAAATCTTAGTGGCGACTAAAGGCACTACTATAACATCAACAACTGCTTCTGTGTTTGATGGTAGATACTTCATCGATCTACCCCAGTGGACTAAAACTCAAACGAATGAAGACTCCACTTCAATCAGTAAAATCTTAAACCTACTTCCAAGTCAGTCTATCAGTCACTTGGGTGTTGTACCTGGCTCTGTCTTAGAGTTTGCAAAGACCAGTAAGAATAATAGTCGATATACAGTAGAAAGCATCTATACTCAAAATGGTATTGAATGTATTGATGTAACAGAACAAGTAGTTCAAGAAGATGCCTCTGAAGAGCAGGTTATTGTTTCTGTTTATGGAGAAGAGCCTCCTGTATCAGAATCTTCTTCTTATGAACCTGTTCTTTATGTAACAACAGGTGCCTTAGGAGGGGATTGTGAACCGCCCATCTACGGACCAATGCCGACTCCTATGACTGGAAAACCATTTAAAGACTGGTTAAAGAGAGACATGGAGTGTTGTAAGTGTCTTGTCTATGCAGAGGCTGAGTGCAATGACGATCAATGTCAAATATGTAACGCATGGGTCATATGGAATCGAAGAAGAGATAGAGTTCCAGGCGGAGCAATCCCACCAGATGACGGCACCGGAAGAGATGAAGACAGTTATTGTGATATGGCAAGATTGCGTAATAGATTTTCTGGTGGATGGGGAGCAAAAAAATTCAATGAATGTTTCTGCAAGACCACAGATAATTCTTTAGAAAAAAGATGTATAAAATCAGCAGAAAAGATCTGTAATCAAATTGGTCACTCAAACTATCGTGGTATGGAAGATCCAACAGGAGGGGCGAACTACTTCTTTAGAGACGGAGCCGTTCCGGGGTGGATGGACTGTAATGTTCAAGCAGGTCACTGTACCAAGGTCACAAATAAAAAATGTGGTTCTTGTGGAAACGTTTTTTACAAATGCGATATAGTGCCTAAACCATGTGATGAGTTAGGAAAGAAACCTGGCGGTGGTGAGGATGTTGAGCCAGACGATACTCCCGTCGTTCCCGCTTGATCACTCTTCTTCGTTTGCGGCCTCAATAGTTTTATTGATACCTCGATCAACAGCGGCTTCTTCTACTGACCTTGGTCTAAACTTGAGTGGTCCCTCTTCAAACTTTTTAGTTTGTTCTGAGTTAGCCAACTTCATGTTTTCTTGAATCTCATTAACCTTATCTAACCAGTTCTGGAATCCTTCACCGTAGTTCATAAGGATCTCGTCACCTTCCTTGATATCATCAAGGGCAGTTAGAGCAGTAACGGACTCGGTGTAGTCGTGAACTAGAACGGCGTTGGGTTCTAGAGAGTGGTTGGTAAACTGACAATAACCAAACGGAATAGCAAAGTTAATGCCTTCCTTCTGACACTTCTCACAGTTGCAGTTGATGCCGTAGGAATAGTGGTGAAGGGCGGGGTCACGGTTCTCGTTCTGCGACCTATGGGTGGTGCGGACGAAGATCGTCTCTTCAATAACCTCACCCTTTTCGATCGCTTCCTTTGCGAATAGACCGTAGCGGTGTAGATTAGATTGACGAACAGCAACCTTAGTTGAAATCTTTAGTTCTTCTTTCATGATGAATATCCTTTAAAGTATATATTACCGTGCCCGAGAATACTCTCGGTTGAGTCGTCGGACGTTCTCTTTGCCCTTGGCGATAAAGACTTCACCCGCAGTTTTATGCGAGTAGATCATTCGTGCTACAACGGGCGCCGCGTGCTTGTCTGCACAGTTCACGCAGTAGTCAGTTTCGCCGATCGCTTCGATGCGAGCAGCAGGAATTTCGTTATTACAGTCAAGACAGTTCATATATATCACTTATCCTCTTCAAACCTTCCACGGAGAATTCGATTATCCATACGTTCTCGATACTGCTTCGGGTTCTCCCAGAGGCGAACATTGCCCATGAGATCCACCTTGCACTTCCAGATTATACCACACATTGCAAAGAAAGCAAGCGACATTCCGTATTCAATCGGGATAAATCCTGCGACCATTGCAATACCAAGAAAGACATTGGTCACGGTCATAATCAAAAGCATAGTCATTGCGTACTGTTGTTCAATCATTATCTTCCATTCTTGAAGTTTTAAGTGCGTTCCATTTCAGCAGTTCAGTGTTCAACGCACTGATTTTGCCTTCAATGATATTCGTGAGTCGATCACTCTGAAAATCAAATGCCTCGTAGATTCCCTTGACGAAAACCAAAGTGTGTCCGTCGTGAGTATTGTGAATCTGATATGGTCCCTCGAAATCATGAACCTCTTTCATGGACCCACCTTCCTCACCTTGTTATCCTTACGAGACAGCATCCAAAGAACACCTTCGCTATCTTCCCAAGTCCAAAAGACTGGTTGAGTAGGATCTTCGATGCGAACCAACCACAGTTCAGTTGTTGCCTGTTGAATCTCTTGTTGGTCGTCCAGTTCCTTCTTGGTATCATCCCATCGAAAGAACAGAGTCAGTGAAATCATAATTGAAATCAACGCAATGCAAACCAGAAGTTCTAGTGTACTAAATGCTCTCATGAGAACACCGC